GCGTCCTTGTTGGACTAAAGCAGCAAGTACTCCCCCGACAGCTGCAATTAATGCAACTAAGATAGCTGGATCCATATTACTTACCCTTTGGTTTATTCCTCTTAGAGATAGCAGCAGCCTTCTTTTTAGCATCTGCTTTTGAACTAGCACCCCAGGCATTGAGCGAGAGGAGAAGTCTAGTAGGTGATCCATCCGGCTTCTTTTCTGGACCAGGCATATTGCCCATACGGGCTAAAAACGAAGCGCGTCGGGGATTGTCTCCAGCTTTTACTGGAGCCTTCAAGTTCATGCCTTGCTTCTTTGCAGAAGCCCTGCCTTTTGCATTGAGTCCACCCTTAGGGTTTTTTCCTGCGTTAGTTTGCCAAGCTGGTGATTTTGCCATAGTCTATCCTCGATTATGCTTTAGGTGGGGTTTTTGTTCGTAATCTAACATAAGGTGGCAATTTAACTTTAGCAGCTTGTACGCTCTGAAGTCCCTTGCTCAAAGTCTTGATAGACTTCTTTGCCTTATTTTTAGCCATTACTTTTTCTTTTTAACAGTAGGAAGGACACCCTTTTTTGTTGATACTGCCTTACCATTGTCATCAATAAAAAGAGTATTCATCATATAAGTATTCTTGTTATCTTTTTTTGCGGCTGTTTTTTTTGTTGCCATTAGACTGTGTCCCTTTTGCTGTAGCTATATTTGTCTTCTTTACTACTGGTTTAGGTAGTAATAAACCTGTAAAATTAGTTGTCCCCATCTTGGGAAGACCGCCAATAAAAACTTTTGCTTTAGATGCCATTATTCTTCCTCCACAGGATCTTCTTCTTCAGGAGTATGTGGTGGAACCTCATGGTTACCTTTTGTAATTTTTCTGTATTGAGCTAAAGACATAAGTTAAATAGTAATCAAAAAAAGACCCCCTTAAACCTTTTAATTGGCTAAGGAGGTCTTTATTTTCTAGATACTTTTCTTAGGTCTGCCTTTTGGCTTAGCTGCCTCACTGGAAGCAGCTGCTTTCTTAGCTGCTGGCTTCTTAGGAGCCTTAGGGGCCTTAGCCTCTACTGCGTCAGCAACTACCTTAGCCTCTTCAACTGCAGTCTTAATGACCTTAGAAGCAGCCTTGTCAGCAACCTCAGCTATTTCAACTATGTCTTCAGTCACTTTTTCAAGGAGTGAATTAATCACTTTATCTTGAGCGGATGTTGCATTTTTTTTCTTAAACTTTAAAAGAAAAGCTGTAAGTTTCTTAGCTAACTTTTTAATCATTTTATTTACCTCTTATTTAAATTGAATTAATTCAACTATATTATACACTAATTATTTTATTAGCGCAACAGTATAGTAGATAGATTAATTGTATTATTTACCTTGTTGGCCATCTTTGATCAACATATATCTTTCCCCAGTCTCTTTTGAGACTAGAGAAAAACCATAAGCGGCTGCGTTAGCCACTGCTTCAGCTAAGGCTTCTTTGTCGGACGGATCGACATTAGCCATAGGAATAGTAATACCAGCATAAATGTCCACATTTTCAAAGTTGCCAATATTTACCTTTCTATTTACTCCACATATAAAAACTGGACTTGTTGAAATTGAGATTTCACCTGACATTAAATTTACCACCTGGTCTATTGGAGAACCCATACTCTCTTCATGGGCACTCTTGTTAATTTTTGGCATATATTTTTAAACCAAAACTTTCTTTTATTGCTTCCATTGTAGCAGAAGCTTGATCTTCTATGGACATAGAAGAGGAATCTATAACGGTAGAGACTAAATCTGAAAAAGATTCTATTTCTATTTCTGACCTATGGGCATTTTGTTCATCTGTCATATATGCCCCATCTCTATTATAGATTCTTTCTTTTCTAATCTCATCAGAAGAATCATATCTAATAATTAAACTATTTGGTCGAGCGAGGATAGCTTCTGCTTCATTCTTGAACCTAACATCAGATATAAATATACAGTATGGCTTAGCTTGGTCTTCCTCTACTGATCTAACGTACTCTCTATGCATTTTAGCAGCTTTTCTGACTCCCCAATCAGAGAAACATTTTTCGTAATGACTTCTGCAAAGGTCGCCAGCATTCTGTAGGAATGTTCTTGGTTTACCACCAGAAAAATTTAGTGGCTCTGAATTTATGTCATGAACTAATTTGATAAAGTCATCGTAACTTGGTATATTTCCTATTGGAGAAGACCCATATACATCATATAGTGTCTCATGAATGCTGTACAGCTTTCTAGACTCGGCATTTAAGCCTTCTATTTTAGTCCTACTAGAGTACAGTTCGTATATCGGCATTGCGAAGAAAATGTGCTCCCATATAATGCCATCTCTAATATTATCAAAAGAAGCTTTGGGGACTATAGTTTCAGCAACTGAAGTTTTGCCAGTGGCAGCCTTGCCAGAAAGTCCAACTATAATAGGATAGTCTGGATTGTAGTTATATCTCATGGGTTCCATTATACCACTATTTTTCCTGTATTAGTTTTCTTGCTTCTAATTGATTTAGGAACTCATTAGCTAAAGCGTCTGGCTCCCAAACAAAGTTTCTCTGCACTTGCAGAACTCTAAACTTATACTCTTCTCTTATGTCCTGTATGGTCATTAACAAGGGGAGTAGTGCCTCATTCTTGCACTTCCACGTTCCGTTTATGTGATTAGCCACAACCGCAGAATCAGTGTAGATAATTGGATCTATGAAATCAGACATAGAACAAATCAATAAACCAGCTATTACGGCTTCATATTCTGCTTCATTATTGCTTCTGGCTCCAAGTCCTCTAGCAAACTGTGCTACTTTTTTTCTATTCTTATAGACTACTGCAGCGCAGGAAGCTTCGCCAATCTTCTTTTGCCCCTGTCCTCTAGAAGCTCCGTCGCAAAAGACTTCTATATTCATTATGAAACTTTTATGCCATATGCAATATTATTTTTTTGGGCCATGTCAACCAATTGACTATACATTGAATCAGAATCTACTTGATATGTTGTATCTAAGGAGTATTTTTTCTTATTCATTTCTACTTGAGTTGGAAAATCTAAGGTTTTTCTTTTTTCAGAGAAAAATTCCTCTGGAGAAGAAACTGATTTATAGTGTGCTACAAACATTGTCATCCTTAATATGTACTAAAGTCAGATTCATTATAACTTCCCTTTTCTTCCCTATAGGAAGCTACTTGCATTGATTGAACTTTATCGAGCAATTTTCTAGCGGACTCGGAAGCTATTCTTGCAGCACCTTCCATAGATTCAGCCAATTGAACGATTGCCTCTGCTGTTATCATTGCCGTGTACTCTTCTTCTGCAGCCTCTAGGGCATTAGCTTCACGCTCTGCTTCGTTCTTGCCGGTTCTATTGGACTTATATAATTTCTTATATCTTCCCTCAGATAATTTATAGCTAGCTCGAGCCATCCCAGCAAATCTGGTAACTCTTCCATATACGTTAGAAGTTCTAGCTACTAAACTAGCTAAATCAGAGATTCCCATATCGATAGAATTAGTGTCTGGTATATTAACAAAATACTGATCAGCATTTGTGCCGTTACCATACGCTGTTATTATTTCTTTTATTTGTGGGTTTAAAAACTCACTTAATAAATCGTTTAGCTTCTCTATTGATTGAAGATTCATTAGCCCTCTGTTATTTTTAGCATGCCGAGTAGGTCCGCCATATCGTTATCCATTATAGCTTCTTTTACTTTGATTTTCACCTTAATCAGATGTTCTCTTACAGTATTTGGATGCTCGGTAACTATTTGTGCTATTTCTGAAGATTTTCTGTTGTCTACAAATCTCCATTTCAACAACTGTCTTTCTTGTATAGTCAATTGATCAAAGGGTGGATAACAAGTTTCGCCTAAAACCCAAAACTCGTTTATCTCTTCTGCTCCAAGTATTTGCTCTAAGCTATATTCTACCGGAGGAGCTTTGAATCCAGGCTGAGTTTCGCCTTCTTCTTCCGTATTGACTTCATCGGATAATAATGGAAAGCTCTTTCTTCCTAATTGATCTATCAAGAAGTTATCTACATTCTTTTTAAGCAGGTAAAAGAAGTAGCTGTATAGAAACCCGCTAAATGGTATAGGACCTTTTTCGGAATCTTTTCTTTGGTATCTAGTTATGCACTGGAAGAAGGTCATATTGACTGTTTGTCTGACATCTTCTTCGTCACCATACCTTCTTGCCATATAGTTAATGCCGTCGCAAACATTCGTTAACATGTTTAAAGCCGGCTGGGTTTAACTGATTCTTCATTAGATTAAATCTAACAAAGTTGTCCTTAATGAATAGTGATGTAAATCGTCTAATGTCATAGTCGGAGAGATTATACTTAGAGTAATACAGCATTGTGACATACTTGGTCAAGAAGTTATTAAATACCTTCAATAACTCGTTCTGTGCTTTTTCACTTCCAGCTTTAGCTTTGGTGATCAAAGCCTGCATTTCGTCTTCACTTAGAGTGTAATATTGTTCCTTGTATGAGGCCATTATTTTCCTTCCCAGAGGGATAATTTTTCCATATAAGCATTTCGTATATCTTCGTAGTATAATACATTTGGTATTTCTATTTCTTCTGCAAATTTTTTAGCTGCAGTGGAGTACTTGCTTATTATGAAAGTTAGTTTATTAAAATCATCTTCATAATATCTTTTAAATCTTTTGAGTTTGATTTTGCTTTTGTCATCTAAATATCCTTTTATTTCTACCCATTCAGAAGATTTATTAATATAAAAATCTGGGATATAACCTTTGGTTCCCCTTTTAACTGGGAATGCAAATGTGGTAGGTTCAAAATCAAATTGTATTTTGTATGCGTTTAAGATTCTGGCGAAGTTAGCTTCCCAGTTAGATCTTAAGTTCAATCCAAGGTCTTTCCTGTACCCGGATTTAGTGTTTTTATAGGCGTTTCCTTTAGAAGCTACCTTTTTCTCATCTTCTATTTCTAGAATTTCAGAGTCTATAAAATCTTGTTTTATTTTTTTAAAATCAGGATGTTTGCGAAGATTAGATAATCCCAAAAAAAAGTCTTCTGCGGTTGTAATTTCTGGCTTCTTCATGGTAACCTCTTAGTCATTAAGCATACCTACTAGTATACTTTATAAAAAAATAAAAAACAAGAAATTGCAACTATAGGTTGTTTTTCTTTTCCACAACAGATAGGATATCCACCATGAATACATTAAACACAATCATCAACAGCATCAGCCAAACAATCAACGAGAGCGTCATTGACGATCTTTCATCTGTCGGTTTCACCCATCGTGAAGCTACAAAGATGGTAGTAGAGAATAATTTCTCGATTCTTGCTGACTCATTGGAAGATGCTGTAGAAGCTTTCTAAGCTTCATTATAATTTTAAAAACCTATATAGGGTAAATATGGAAAAAAATTTTCGAGACCAAATTGGTTTTTATAAAATTTCCAAATTTACAAATTCAATAAACAAAAAAGCCGGGGCTAAAAACCCCGGCTTTTCTATTTGCCCATTCTTCTGCGTCTTGCAACCCCAGTAGCACAGGCACCGCTCTCAGCGTGCTCGCAGAACCCGCAGACTCTCTCATTGCCAGTTGGAGAGAAGGATGTATCTTGCATTATTTTATTGATCTTTAATATCAAAGATTGTTTTGCGTTCTCTATATCCTCTTTAGTGAAGAGATGAAATTTTCTCTTACCAGATCTAAGGTAATAAAGTTCCGCTCTGATATTTTTATCGGGGAAGATTAAAGATGTAGCTATAGCATAGATGCCAAGCTGCAGATTGTCTTTAATATTCTTTTGGGCTACTTCCCACTTACCTGTTTTGTAATCTATGATATTAATAGTATCTTCATCGTAGACGTCCACTCTGTCTATATATCCGTTTATGGCATAGGTGCCAATGATAAATCTAAAGCCAAGTTCTTTCTCAAATATATCAAAGCTGTCACCGGAATGTTTATCGTAAAATTCAGATAATATGTTAGTTCCAGCATCGATTAAAATATCTGGAATATTGCTCTGTGGATCAAAACTACCTTTTTGTTTTTCATACTCAGAATAAAGGATATCTAAATCTAAATCCTTTTCTTTTTCTACACACTCTTCAAGAACAGAGTGAATAATATTGCCCAGAAGAGCTGCATCATTTGATGTTCTTGGTTCTTTTTGAATATAAGAATAAAAATATTTTGACGGACACATTGCATATGTATCTAGCCTCGAATAGGAAAAATCAACTAATGATAAAGATTCCAGCGGGGAAAGAGATTCTGCTGTTCTTACTACTATATTACTCATAGGGTATTATTGTCTTCACCAGGTGAATATATCTTAATTCCCTTTTCATCGTATTCATTGCCAAGCTGATCTATCGTATGACCATTGTGCTTATTGAGATAGCTGCCTTCCCCAATAGGGATCCAGCCTGTTGTCCCCAACTCCATAAAGTCGTCTTCATTGTATGGCCACATCTTGATCTCCCACTCTTACTTCGCACTCAGCGAATTTTTCTATATTTAAATAGTAATTCAAAACAAGATATAAGTCCTCAAGTTCTTTTTTGCTTGCATAAATGCCAGCTATACCACATTTGATAAAAAACTTATCCTCGTACTGATGTACACCTTCGGCATATTCGTATATGCTGACGTTATTTCTTGTAATTTTTCCTGTATTTTGCATGATTAATCCTCTGTTATTGCTATTGGGTTGAAGGTTGGGTCGTCCATTTTTTCTCTCATGTCTTTGACATAGGAGTCCCAATCTCTTTCATCTTCTGATTTCTTTTCATATTTAACTTCACCTTTAAATGGATTGGTTTTAAATCTGGTCACGAGCAGCTTGCCCTGCTTGGTTCTCCATCTTAGGACGCCGTTTTTACAGTCACAATAATCATCCGGATCAGGGTCTATGATTAACTTTGGGTCATATCTGCCACTGCATCCAGCACACTTGCTGTATCTTCCTCTGTCCTGGCATCTGTTGCATGATGAACAGAACTTCCAACAGTCATTTGTAACTGGGTTTTTTATAACGATTCTTTGTGTCATTTTATTCCTATTTTAAATTTAAGATTGATTGTAAATCTTTTTCTATTTTTAAAGATGTGGTTTTGTTAAACCTAAATGTATATTCTTTGTTGCCATCTATCATTTCTAGGAAAACCGTAGACGCTCCATTTGAATTATTAATTATATCATATATAGATTTGATAGTCTCATTAGAAACCAGTGAATTAGCTTTTAAGATTATCGGTTTACTACCCGTAAATATAGCGTTATCTATTTTCTCACAGGAATTAAATATTAACTTAGGAGTAGCATTCTCCTCGTCACCATCCTTGGTTACCGAGCCAGAAAAAATAAAGATATCTCCATCAGAAAAATAGCTATCTACTATAGACTTAGCTTCTCTTGGGAAGATAATTATCTCTATAGCCGAAGTAAGATCCTCTACCTCAAGCTTGAACATCTTTGCACCCTTTTTGGTTATCATCTTCTTTACAGATGTTATGATGCCACCTATTTTGACTTTAGTTCCAGGGTTACATTCAGCTAATTCAAATATTTCTTTATCTACTTTAGGCTTAATAATTTCCCAAATTCCCTCAATAGGATGTTTAGATACGTAAATCCCTAATTCTAGTTTTTCTTTCTCCAGAATTTCCAACTCACGTCTTCTATTCATTTCTACTTCTTCTGTGAGTTCGATTAAATCATCAAAGCCACCAGCTGCAGCCAAGTGTTCAATCGTTGACTTTTTCAATATAGTTGGATCACATCTTCTAAAGAAGTCATGCATAGAAGTGTACGGTTTATCCACATCTCTTGAGCCAATGATTGCATCAGCTATAGAAGGACCTATTCCATTAACCGCAGAGAGTCCAAATAGAATTTGGTCATCTCCGATAACTTCAAAGTCATGCATTGAATTGTTAATTGATGGTGGAAGTACTTTCAATGAAGATTTTCTACATTCTGATAGATATAAAGAAGACTTTTCTTTATTGCCGGCGACAGAAGTTAGTAAAGCAGCCATGTACTGAGCGGTGTAGTGCGTCTTTAAATAGGCAGTCATGTAGCTAACCATTGCGTAGCTTGCAGCATGAGCTCGGTTGAATCCATAGCCTCCAAAGTATTCTATATCTGAGAAAATTTTATTAGCTTTCTCTTCAGTTATATCTACGTTAGATAAACAACCTTCTACGAAGTTCTTTCTTATTTTAGGAATCTTATCCATCTGTTTCTTACCAATAACCTTACGCAAGTCATCAGCTTCAGGAACAGTAAAGCCAGCAAGATCCTTAGCAACCGCTAGTACATCTTCCTGATACAGCATAATTCCCAATGAATCCTCTAGAGCGTCTTTCATTTTAGGATGCTCATAGTCAATTGGGATACGCCCATGCTTACGATTTATGTAAAGCTTATCCATTCCTGAGCCCATTGGTCCTGGTCTGTAGAGCGAGATCAAAGCCATAATTTCTTTGATAGTTTGTGGCTGAAGCTGAACCATTAACTGTCTCATCCCAGAAGACTCAAGCTGGAAAACTCCAATAGCATTACCTTTACAAAGTTCATCAAATGTCTTTTGATCATCTAACGGTATGTGGTCTAGATCTATGTCGATATCAAGATTCTTTTTAACTAAACTAATACATTGGTCTATAACACCAAGGTTTCTTAATCCCAAGAAGTCAATCTTAAGTAGCCCGCACTGTTCCACTCTACCCATGTCCCATTGGGTGATGATCGGATTGCCTGCACCCTTTTTCATGATAGGAAGATAGTCAGTAAGTGGTCCTCTTGATATAACTATGCCAGCAGCGTGGACTCCCGTTTGTCTAACAAGTCCCTCTAATCCAAACGCAGTGTCTACTATTTTTTTGCTATCTTCATTTGAATCATATTCAGATTTGAATTCACTAACCTGCATGCATTCATTCAAGCTCTTTGCTATTCCTAGGACCGGTGGAGGCACCAGCTTAGATACCTTGTCTCCAGCAGTGAAGTCATATCCAAGAGCTCTTGCAGCGTCTCTTATCGACTGCTTGGCTCCTGCTTTGTTGAACGTACAAATATGGGCAACTCTGTCATCACCATATTTGGTTCTAGCATAGTCGATAACTTTATCTCTATATCTATCGTCAAAGTCTAAGTCGATGTCGGGCATAGACTTTCTTCCCTCAACCAAAAATCTTTCAAACATCAGACCAAACTTAAGTGGATCTAAGTTAGTGATTCCCAAAGCATAGGAAAGGATACTGCCAGCTGCTGATCCTCTGCCCCATCCAACCCTAATGCCATTTTCCTTAGACCAGTTAACTAGATCGGATACTACGAGAAAGTATTCAGGGAAACCCATTTCTTTAACTACTCTAAATTCATAGGTAGCTCTATCTACAACTTCTACTGGAAGTGGATCTCCATACTTTTTCTTTAATCCAGCCCAAGCTAAATCTTCTAAGTGTCCATTAACTTCTTTCCCACTTGGTATTGGGAAATCAGGAAAGTAAAGTTCTCCAAATTTTAGATTAACATCTATCATGTCGTGAACATGCATTGTGTTCTCTAGCCACTCTTCAGAGAATATCTTAGCCATTTGTTCATAGCTATGCAGATACCAGTGATCTCCGGAGAAAGAAAATCTATCGGGAGTATGTATGTTGCTGTTAGTGGCAACACAAAGCATTATATCATGCGAATTTGCTTCTGACTGATTTACATAGTGGCAGTCACCGGTAGGGATTACCATAGCTCCTATTTTTTTAGCTATGTCTATTAATTCGGCAGAAATCTTTCTTTGTTCACCCAAGCCATGGTCTTGTATCTCGATAAAATAATTGTCTTTGCCAACAATATCTTGCATCTTTTTCGCTGAAGCCAAAGCAAAGTCGTAATCATTTCTTAGCAAAGCTTGGCTTACTTCACTATTCAAGCATCCCGATAAAACTATAATTCCATCTGAGTATTGAGAGATAAGCTCATGATCTAATCTTGGTTTAACATAGAAACCATCAGTGTATGATTGGGAAGACATTTTAATAATGTTATGATAACCAACATTATTCTTAGCTAATATAGTTATATGGTACGGCCCTCTTTGTTCCCATTCACTCTTTGCTTTACCAGCTCTTTCCTCTTCGTCTCTATCCCATCTTGTTTTTCTTGCCTGGTAAAACTCAGAACCCAAAATTGGTTTAACGCCCAAGGCTGTGCCAGCATCGTAAAAGTCCAACCAAGAGTGGATATTGCCATGGTCAGTGGTGGCTAAACCCACCATGCCAAGATCCTTAGCTCTGGTTAAATAGGCGTCTACCCCACCGTGTCCATCCAACATAGAATAAACCGTGTGGTTATGTAGATTTGTCCAATTCTTCAATTTACAATCCTCTGCTTCTGTCGCTGCCGTCTATTGCACTATTTCTAGTTTCTCTGTAAGTAATTATAACTACTCCACCGCAATATTTGCAGGGTACGTTTTTACCTTCTTGAGCAAAAGGGCTATTCATCATGTACTGGTCAGGTTGATCTGAGTGGCATTCGCTGCATACTCCGATAACGTCATCTGTATTATTCACCATCTGTTGTTCCTCCTTTCTTTTCATTAGTGTAAGCAAATCTTATTGGGGATGGAGAAATCTTCTCACTAGTCTCCATAAATGTTTCTCCGATTTTAACCCATTTGTTCTTTTGTTCCAATGAGCAATCCCCGCATCCAACTCCTGCAGAATTAGCTCGGTCGCAAGTATAGGGTCTACCCCCAATGCCAGCTTCTCTTCTTTTTATCCAGTCATTAATATGTGCTGAAGATCTACCCGGGCTATAATCATCACAATTACTAAGTATCTCATGAAGGTACTGTATTGAATCATCTGTGTACGTTAAGATTGAACAAAGGAATAGTCTAGACTCATGGTCAAGATGCTTATTCTCTTTAGCTTCTTTTTCTATTCTTTTAATCGCACTGCAACTATCTAGCAGTCTAACTTTGTTGAATACTTTTTCCCCATCACCAAAGGATGTGACTCTCTTGGAGCCATGTTCGTTAAAATAAGCTAATGGATCTTTTGGCCTATTCTTTTCTACTTGCATTTGAATAGAATAGTCCGTATACCAATCGCAAGCTTTCAGATCTCGTTCTTGTTCCGGGATAGAATAGTCCTGTGGTTCAGAACAGTACTTGACAATATCTTCTAGAGAAGAAAATAAAATATCATTATTCAATTTAGTCTTATACAACTTAGTCTCTTGATGCATCGAGCCGGGCAATCTCCACATTCTTCTTAAGTCATAGACGCTGAAGTCTAAAGAAGTTAATTGTAATTTTTTAGATAAGTCATTAGCTATAAATCTGAACACGCTATGTAAGTCATTGCTGTTTGGGATTCCAAGAGCTAATGCTTCACACTCTATATGAAAGCCCTTTTTGCCAGTGTAATATACTATTAATGATTCTTCAGGGATGTAACTAGATAGATAAGAATAGAGTCTTTTGCATTCTTCTAAAGAAATATTAACATCTTTGTTATCTATATCAAAATAGAGTGAACCCATTCTGGTCGCAAGATCTATATCCTTGGAGTTATAGTGCCACACTGAAGTATATAATCCAAGATTATTATATTTTTCCCTAAAGGCATCTAACCTATCTATATCTACTAAGACAGGATCATCTTCCTTTTTTATTCGTATAATCCTATTTAAAGATGGCACATACTTAGCCAGCTCGACATATCGCCAAGCTGATGTGTACCTAGTATTGTCTAAAGATATTCTCATTTTATATTTAGACTTCCAGATTTATCACTATAATTATAGAGAATCTTTTTAGCATAGTCTTCCATGTCTTCTGAGTAGGTTCTGTAGTATACCGATTCAGCTATAAAATATTCTAGATTGTTTAATATAAAGTATCTTTTAGAGATTCTTTCTTCACTGTCTATCAACTAAAACTTCCAACGTTCTTCTATTATAGTATCTCCATCAGCTATATAGTGTATCTTTGAAGCAAGGTTGTCTGCAAGGTGTACTATCACTTCCATATACGTGATCGGTATGGTCTCTGGTACCGGTGACCAAGGCCCAAGGTGGCATCTTACTAGCCTAAGGATAGATTGTACGGTCTCTTCATCTACAAATAGGGTTGAGGATTGAGATTCCCCTGCGTATTTTTTGTCATGAGCTTGACACTTCTCTATAAAATGACCAACTGTATATGGGTGCAGTGGGTCATAGACGAAAGATTTATCATCATCCCTAGATGTAGTTCCCTTAGTTACATCATGGAGAAGGCATGCTGCATAGACCAAATCTCTCTCCTCTGCATTGAGCGAATAGGAATCACCGATAACTTTTGCTGCCCTAACTACTCTTTTTGTATGCAGAGCGTTTCCACCCTTGTTGTGCTCATCGGGTGGATGGAATCTTCCAGAAAAACTAGATGGTATTTCCCAAAAAGAATTTGATCTAATCAAAATAGATTTCACAAAACTTTTTATTCCGTCATTAATTATTAGATCAATTTCTTCCCATAAAGGCTTTAAGATTATAGCCTCTTCTTCAATTGATATAGAATCTTTTTCTTTATTTAATATATCATCAAGTATCGATTTGTTAACCAAAATAGACGCCTTTCCTTAAGACTAATAGTATATCAGCTAGGTGGAGCTTCTACGCCATCCCAAGCTTTCCATTTTGAACAAGGTGTATCAAATGGGCATTTCTTACAGTAGATTGTCTGGCCTCTTCTTGGAACAAAAATTTCTGTTTCATTGATGGTATTAGCCCAATACTTTAAAGAGTTAGAGTCTTCTTTGTCTATTTGAAAATCGGTAAACTTTTGATTAGTAGCCAATAGATCATAGTATCCAAAATGAGCTTGATTTATTTTGGCCCCAAACTTGTGCTTAAAAGCTTCGTGTAGAACAGAAAAGTCAACTTGATATGTATCAGCATGAGAGCTTCTAAAATTAAAAACCCATTTGTAAACATAGTACTGATTGTCTTTAGCTAAGATTAAGTCAAAGTTTCCATCTACTTTTGTTGAATCTCCCAGCGGTATTATGAATGGTTGGTCTATTGATATTGGGATAGAATCATCTTGTGAGTATATATTGTAAAAACTAAGAAGAGTAGAAGCAGCACGAGAAGTTAGGCTTGAGTTATTGCCATAGTAGCTTTCATGTTGTTCATGGATTATGTCGTAGGAAGTCATGTCTTTGGGATACCATATCTTCTCCCACCTATTTAATAGAGAAGCGTACGACGGAGTGAATCCACCTTGTTTTTTGTAGAAGAAAAAATTGATAACACTTTTAATTGTATTCTCAAATTTCTGAGTGAACATATCCCTAGAGGCAATGGTCTCACTTAATTTTTGCTGGTGTCTATAATCATATAGCAGAGCGCATGTTTGGAAGTCTTTGATGGACTCCACCTTTAGTTGTTTCATATATCAAAATCTCCATCATCTAATAAATCATCTAGTAAAGAACTAGTATCGTAATCTTCTTCTGTTACCGGATCATATTCTTCATATATCTTCTTAGAGTCTACATATCTAACAAGTGGTGGATTGTAAAGAAAGCTAGAACCTGTAATTCTATTCTTTGGGATCTGTAGCTGCATTATATTATCGTCTTCAGAGTCATCACCACTCAAAAGTTTTTTCTCTGTTATGAATATAGTTACAGCACACTTCTGTTGGATTGCTAGTGATCCACCGGTGTCTGACTGTTGGACTACTTCTCTTTTTTCTTTCATTCGGTTAGAGTTTTCTTGTGCGGTAATGATTAGAACACAATTCATATCTCTTGCTAGCTTCTCTAGCTTAACCATCATCTCTTCAAATTCGCCCCATCTTGGCTTGCCCTTGCCACCTTTAGTGAACATTGATTGTATAGTATCGATTACCACAATGTCAGGTGTTTTGTTTGAGTGCTCAATTATATCCTTAAGCCATCTCTCTAGGTCTTCAAAGTATGGGGTCTCAGGGTCATGTCTAACCATGAGTCTGTCTCCCCACTCAGCTAACTTAGCTTTAAACTTATCTATGTATCTTTGTTTTTCTTCTGGACTCCACGTGTCAGCGTCCTTGTACACGTTCTTGCCGATTATCTGGGTCATTAGAACTCTTTCCCAGTGACCAGTAGCCTCTTCGAAGTTGACATACAAAGCTGTATATCCATTGTCTACCCAGTTATTAACCAAGCATTTGGCGAAGGTGCTCTTACCCTTACCTGAGGCAGCTATTATGGCATGAACTGCACCCTTAAAGAAACCACCTTCATCCGTATATCCCATAGCTCTATTGAGAGCTTTGAATTGAGTTGGAACAAAGCTTGGGATATCAAGCAAAGACTCTACTCTATCTGAAATGTCTTTAGCTGTAGTTAACTTATCGAATGGATTATAGTTTAATTGATTTTCTAGTTCTCTAATTTCAGAAGTAATTAAGTTGATTCTAGATAAATCTTTTTCAGACTTACTACCTTTTTGATTGAGAATAAGCTGAAGTTCTTGTAGGTAGTCTATCTGCTTACGTTTATTAGCCTTGTGCTTAACTAATTGCACTACAGAATCAGAAGTCGAAAGATCTAATGACATTAACAGATCCATCATCACGGTTACTCCAGCGTTACCACCAAGTCCCTCTTTGATATCAGTCTCTGTTTCTAACCAGCTTTTGAATCCAACTGGATCGACTACATCTAGTTGAGTAGCGGTATGGTAAGCGAGTAGGGCTCGATAGAATTCGTGGATTCCCTTTTGCCCATGGTTTATACCCACAATTGAAGGGTCTAACTCTTCTGTGAAATACTTTATAGCCCCCTCTTCCCTAAGGGATAGGGCAAAGATCTGATACTCAATCGGAGTATCATCAAGCTCTTCAAGATTATCGATTGTCATTCTTTCGCTTTTCTTTCATTGTCTTGTAAGCTTTTTTTCTTTGTTCAGAAAGTTTTTTCTTAGATTCTATATAAAAATCAGAAGAATACAATTCATTTTTAATCTTCTGTTCTTTAACGTGTGGTGAATGCCTAATGGCATCTATCATTCTATCAAAAACAGATTGTTCGGTAAGTTCATCATTATAGCGGATAACAACTAAGGCTATGCCTCTTTCCTTACATATATCTATTTTTTTCTGATCTCTCTTAAGAGCTTCTTCAAACTCATACTTTGATTCAAAAAATTTAGAAGTATAATAAAAGTGCTGCCTACCATGATACTCGGCTGCCAACTTGTAGCTTGGGCAATAGACATCTAGTCTAAGCTTATCTTCTAGATAGAATTCATTGACTATCTTTTCGCTGGGTAATAGCTTCTTCATAATATTAGTTAGAGCTGTTTGTCCTCTAGATACTTTTTTTCTAGATTCTTTTAACCAGGAAAGACCTAATTGATTTATCTTTTTATTAACTCTACCTATTGGCCAGCCAACTTCTTTTGCTATTTCATTTAAGCTTAAAGAAGTTTCAAATAATAAATCAACTAAGTATTCTGTATTGTCAGATTCTTCTTCCCAATTATCTTTTTTCATTAGTTTTAGTATTTGTAAATCTACTACTACTAACAACTCTTCCTAAGTCAAGTATTGACATATTTAATGTCTCCCAAATCTTAGGGGCTAAAGCGGTGGCCAAAAGAGGGCAATCCATAATACAGTAATCAACTTTACCATCAAGCTCAGCTATCTGTGCGTGTATAGAGTCTATCTTATCAAAGTAACCATTATATGGAACAGCTATGATCTGCTGATTGGTTCCAAATATTCCTTGTATTACTTTCTTATCATGGAAAGTAACGATTACATTTTTTGAGTCTCTAATATAATGATTAATAAATATATCTACAACTTCTTTTCTAGTGTTGTAGAAATGCTCAAAGGTATTTAAAGAATAATAATATCTGCTATTATTCAAACCTATGTTCGCTAACTTACCCTTTTCGATATCATAGGCAATTTCTGCAGGGACTGCCTTAAGAAAATTATCATCTTCAATTGCAGCACAATTGGATATGGCTTTGACGAAATACTTTGGAAGTTTTTTCTCAGAAGAAAAATTTAAAGATGCCACAGCAGCTGGTGGCAAATTAACAAATGCAAACTTTTGTTTTTCATCCATCTTTTTAGTCAAGTCAATAATAGACTTAACTGGGTCTAGAACTATAGAGTCGTTATTCATTTAAATACCAAAGTTTCCCCAGTTAATCAAAACTGGATTAGGGTCTATTATAGAATTGATATGATCGAGTTGATGGAAAGCACCACCGTCTAGAGTGGAGTATCTTTCATACTTCATAGTCTTATCTATGTCATGAGTATAGCCGAGGTGCTGCATGATTAGACCGGAATCTGCCCAGTAATTTCTTTGTTGCATCCATTCACCTACGTAAGTAGGTTCAGACCCACAGGCAAGGGCTCTGTTATGGAAGCCTCCACCTTCTTTGAAACGGAAAATGCGAGTAGAATTATTTGGAGCCCAAAGCTTATCTACCCTATATTGAGTCTCATTCCACATATGATAAAAACGAACATTAACTACATCGAATTGCGACTTAGCTAGAACATGAATTATCTCCAAATCTTGCGTGTGGTAAAGCATCTCGTCACAGTCAATAGCTACAACCCAGTCACCAGGCTTTGCAAACTTTTCTAGGTTACCCCAAGCTCTAGCTCTTAGCTGACCCTCGTGCTTAGAGAAAAGAGATTCTTCGTTAACAAAAACTTCAGCATACTTAGCTGCAATTTCTGGAGTATTATCTGTAGAACAGTCATCGGTAAATATAATTTTATCTACCTGTTCTGACAGTCTCTGTAGGACTGGCTCTAAAAATCTAGAGCTTTCATTCTTTCCTACCATTTGTGCGTATATCATAAGTGTTCCTGTCTAAAGTTAAATGGAGGGCCACATTAAAGCAGCCCTCCATCGTACCAATAATGCTATTAGGCTATTGTCTGCTCACGAGCTTCAATTGCAGAAATGCGCTCGATCTCAACATCCTTGAACAAAACTTCGCCAGTAACTCCGCGACGACCCATGGCAAGCTTCTGGGCATCTGTCTTACTATTAGCCTTGACGACTGAAGTTGTTGTTACAGTAAAGTATTTAAATTTATTGTCTGACATTGTTTTCCTTTTAATTAGTTGGATAATGTATTGCTATATATTCTATAGCATCTTGCAGGTTGTCTGCAAGTTTTGTTGCCATATATTTCATATAAACTCGTTCTTTGTATTGCGAGTTACATATGACCACTGATGGTTGACCGTGGATTTTAGCCCAAGCCAATTCAAAGTCGGTTCCAATATATGCGCGATCTTGTAACATGTATTCTACCAGCAGAATGTCTGATTTCTTCTGCATAAAGATATTTTTTTGAGCAATTTCTTCCGGAGACATCAGATCATCTTCTGGGATAGAAGTTGGATCTAGAACCTTGTAGCCACGTTGAGACAGCATGAAAGTTGCTTCTTGACGCCAACTAGTAGCGTACTCTCCGACATAATCTATTGCTCCGGATAAGAAAACGGTAACGCTCATACTGGCCAAAGGTATTCTAGATCAGATGGCTCATTGAACCATTGTGAATAGTATTCATAATCTTTTCTCAAAAGGTTTGATCTGTGGGATTGATGAAAAGATTCTACCCCAAACCATGGTGGCATTACTACATCTTCTAAGTCAACTTCTTCAAGCTTCATTGTATTCTTGTAGCCTCTAGAGACCCACTCATTGATGGTGTAATTTTGGTATAGCTTTAATGCTTCTTCGTAACCAGTCCACATGCGAGTGACTGGATGATTTCTCCAGCCTTTCGTAGGCGTTCTGTCGAGTAGTATATTAAGAACTTGAAATGTTTCAACACGTTGTTTCCCTAACCGTCTGTAATCTAAAACTTTTACTGATAATTGCAAATCTGCATATGGTAAAAATGTTTGCATTGTTATGCTTTCTTGAATTCCTGAAATGTCTTATCGCCTACGCCAAAGTATTCTCTGGCTAACCCTGCAGTAACTATATCTGTGTTCAGACAAGCTCCTGCTTCGTTCCATACTCTAGCAAGTATTCTTCCATATTTCTCATTCTTATCGAGAATTGTTTCTATTTTAATCTTGTGACCGGCAGTAGTAATCCACTGATCGGTGAACTCTTTAGCAGCTAAGCCCATTTTCTTTTCTTCAAGATTAGTAGTGCGACTCTCAGGAGTATTGATTCCATATAGTCTTACTCTACCTTTTCTAAAGGTATCAAATCCTAAGTCAATAAGAATATCAAATGTATCTCCATCAACTATTTTTTTAACTTCTGCATTATAAATCCAGGGGTTTAATTTTTCTGTCATCTTAATCTCTTTCTATTCCTATATGGTCACATGCTTTTCTAAATATCTCTCTACTTATAGGGAAATAGGAGTCTGCATGACTTACTCCCTGGCCTGGCTTAGGCGTGCTAGCATGCCAGCTGTGCCCTATTGATACCGAACCATCGTATACTACATTGTACCCTAAGTGTCTAGCAAAATACGAACACCAAGTCTCCTCGTAGTAATGGGGAGTAGGTAAGAATGCTCCAATTGCATCTGGATAGATAGCTCTATAGTCGGGATGATTTGTCATTGCATTCCAGACATCTCTTCTAACAAAATAAGCTGAACCAGAAACGGTTACACATTCTATGCGATCTCTATAGGCAGTGTCTTGTGGATCTGGCTCTCTCCAGGCTCTGTGCTTAGGCTCTGTGTTGGTTCCAATGATACCGGCATGAGTGATAAATCCCTGTTCGTCTCTTTGCTTAGGACCAAGGATATGAATATCTGGATTATCAATAAAGATCTGCTCTATTTTTTGGCAGTCTTGGCTAGTCATCCAAACATCTCCGTTTAATACTGCGATAATATCTCCAGATGTTTTGCTAGCCATGCTATTGATGGCAGCAGAGTATCCTATGTTTTTTCTTAGATATAGATTGTCAATTAAATAACGTTCTTCATTCTCTCTAATCCAAGGTATAAAATCATCTGTTGATTCATTATCCGTTATGTATAAATTCCAGTTTTTTTCGAGCGCACCATTTGGATTAATTAAGTCTGAGTGCAAAGTATCCAAAAATCTTTGCAGCTCTTTTCTAGTGTTGTGGTTTACCACACATAGGTCAATCATTAAAATATTTCTCCTGCTTCTAAGCATTCTTTTTGCACTGTATTAAATGCACTCTGTGGATAAAATCCATTTTCTATTAAGTCTAAAAATAAAGCTGTTGCTTCTTTTTCTTTGGTTAAATCAAATTCAGTTAATCTGTTTAAGTATTGTTCTAGGTTAATAGTTTCTTTATTTTCTTGATATAAAAAATTTTGTTTACTCATCTCTCCCAATAGGTAACCTAAGGATGCAAATCCTAAAACCATTAGAGCTAGTTTACCATTCTTGTTCATCGCTATCATCGCTATCTCCTTGACCGGAATAATATGTTCTAGTAGTCCAGTCTAGAATTTGACTAACTATATCTGAATAAGCTTCTTTTTCTTTGGGGTCTTTAGCTTCTTTAGTCATAGTAGAATACGTGTCCATTATATCAGTTAACACTTGTAGATCAGCTACAAAAATTGCTTCACCTGGATTTACTTTAAGTATTACTTTTTTCTTTTGTGACTTTTTCTTAGTCATTTTTAACTTTCTTTTCTTTTAGTTCTGCGTTTAAGATTTCGTTTTCCGGTATTTCATATACAGAAAGATTATTAGTATCTGGTTCAAATGTCGTAAACAGAATACGCTTATCTGCTATTGCAAAACCTTCCGGAGGAGGTGACTCCAAGGCTATCTTCTTAGATGAGCAGCCATATACCTGGCTGTGTCCTTTATACAGGACTATGTAGTTTACTTTAGATGCTGCCATTATATTTGTATCAACTTATTAATTATTCAATGTCGTAGTGGTATCTATTATCATCAGATGTTTTCCACTTGTTTGCATCTTCTACATCCCATTTTCTAGTATTGACAAATCTCTCAATCAAAGTTCCTGTCTTAGTTGTGAAAGAAGGATCAAACAATCTAACTCTATTGTTTGGTTGTATAGCGTAGTTTCCATCATCTCTAAGCATGACGTGACCACACTTGTGCTGACCGGGATTAGTGCTGAACCCAAGATTTATAGTGTTGTCATCTGGAGCATGCCAGTCAAGCGTGAATAGATATTTTGCGTTTACAAACTCCCCAGAACGAGCAACATAAGTCATTCTCATGTTTCTCATTGCTTGAAATTCAGTAACAGCTATATGAGGACTAAAGGAGTTCCATAGAACAAGTTCATGAATATCAACTTCAGGAACACCTGGTCTTTCGCAGAAAGCATTGATTGGCATTCTCCACCAAACTCCCCCATCCTCCATTAGAAAATGGAACAAAGGACTTCTTCCTTGAATACTTGTTACTCCAAAGATCATGCAAGGGAAATACTTGTCATGCGAGTCTAGTTGATCTCTTAAGAAATTACCTCTAACATAGCATTCAATCATGGGAACATTAGCATTTAGTTCTGGCATTTTGTGTATGAAACTTTCTTGTTACTTCTTATAGATAATGGACTACTACACCCAGCGCAATGCCGGATATGATAGATAGGATAATGGATCTAATCTTTATTTTTTTACTATCGCTGACTTGCATTAGTATAGACAAGCTTATCGTCCAATTCAGTAATACAGCGAATAAGATTAGGTTAACTATAAACACGGCTACCAACTAATGCATTTATGCAGACGGGGTATAGGTCTCTTACTAGCTCGGCAATTGCTTGAGCATAAACTCTAATCTCTTCCTGAGACTGTTCCTCTAATCTTTGAGCCAAGAATAAGCCAACTGACTGAAGACTGCAAGACCACCTATAAACTACATGCATTGAGTAAGCGGGCAGAAATAATCTAGCTTGCTCTGGAGCTATTCCATTCTCCAAAGCTAAGTTATAGAAAGCTTCACCTTGTTCAATACATCTATTCAGTTGTTCTGTTAGAATTGCTCCCGAGAACGGATCACACAAACCTGCAGAACCCTGCTTCTTATCTTCTGGAGCTAATCTCCATTGATCACTGTTAGGAACATAGAATTCTGGTTCCATAGTTATGTATCTACGAGAAGATTCATTCCATGAGTCCATAGTATGATCTGATCCGACTACGTACTTCCAGTGCTGTCTTGCAACCATTAAAGGAGCCTTGAATTCAAAGGTCATAAAGGCGTGTCTAAATGGTGACATGTGATTTTCTCTAGCTAAGAAATCAATTAATCTAGCATCACTGGTGCTAAACTCCTTACTTTCTTTGGCAAAAGATGCTCTAGCTGCATTTACAACAGACAGATCGCTACCCATGTGATCGACTAATCTCACATAGCCATTGCCTAGTACTTCTATCAAATTATTTTCTTTATTCATCATCTTCTTCTTCGTCATTAAACTGTGAGTCTTCTATCATTATTTCTATAATATGATCGTCTAAATCCTCAGACAATTTATACATATTACCAAGTATATCTTTCAATGTACTATCTATATCATAATCGTCAAAAGATATATAATTTAATAATAGTTCATTAATATGGACTAGGCTTTGAGACAATGATTGAGATATAAAAACTAGCTCTTTCATCATGCTTTCAAGACTTACTTGTTCTATGCTTATTATAGCGTCTATTCTAGGTAAATCTACACCAATGTCATCTGAAGACATCATATCTTCAAACATTTTATCTATATCATCATCTTCAAATTCTGACATAAGTATCCTATTTAATATTATCTTTAATTAACTTTATCTCACAGCTGTCTGTAGTGCAATAGCTTTCCCCAATGGCATCAGCTGCCATGCCTGCATACACTCCAGAGAAATCTATTGGGAACAACTTATTCTCTCCCTCTTCACGATACTCTTCTTCTGTAATTTGAGTATATGGCATCTGGGGGTAAGTAAAGTTTCCTGATGGAAGAAATGATACAGTTTTTAACTGTCCATCATACATATGCAGTACAGTTCCAACATGTTGAGATTCTGTTTCTGGATCAAAAGAAATAGTTACTGAAACTGAGTTATCAGACCAGTATCTTTGTGCGACCGCAGCTAAAGACATCTTCTCAAAGATAGTTACATCACGCTCAGCACGTCTTGCATCAGACTTAATTGGGAAATAAACAACAGAAGTTGTATCTGGGGATTCAGCTGCTGGTTCAACCTTATAGTTAGCCATTGCAAACAAAGGAAGCATAGGGTCATCATTTGAAAATCTAATTGTTCTATTGAAGTACTTGCCACCTGGAGTCCAATGAACGCCAGGTGATTCTCCAGCCAAGATTGAAACAGTTCCAGAAGGCTTTACTGTCGTCATCTTGATCGACTCACGAACTCCAAGCCATTCAGAATAGATATTGTCATATCTTTGAACTGTCTTATAGCCTTGATCCATCCAGTCTCTTAGAACTGGCATACCGTTTGCGTCAGCAAAGTCTGCAACACCGGACATTGAAGCACCAATACGACGGTTGCGTTGCATGATTGCATTTGTCTCTTCCCAGTGAGTTGGGAGGAGAGTTACGGTCTTAGCGTACAAGTAAGCAAACTTTAGCGTACGCTTAAAGTCTTCTAGAGATTCATGTCTACCTAAATATGTTTCTACTAAAGTACAGCACTCATAGGACTCTAGGGACTGTTCCGCACATGGATTAAATCCAGCAATTCTGTGGTCCTTGTTGTTGATCGGATCTGCTAAACGGCCATACTTGCGGGCCATGTCCATCCAAATTACTCCGGGTTCACCATTTCTGGCAATGCCGTCAACTATAGCAGAAAGGTCTTGCCCAACTGAAACCTCTACCGAGTTATTGGACATCCATCCCCAACCTGGGTTTTCGGAATCATAAGAGTTTCTTTCAGGGAATACTTCAGCATTTTTTAGGTTAAGAAAATCTTCATCATCGATTCTTCCTATTAAAAGTTCAGCTGAACGTCTAACGTTGCCCGACACTACACATACCCCAATAAGGTTACCTATGTCTGCAATATCTCTACGAGATAGTTTTTCCCCACTACGCCCATTGAATATTTTTCTAATGGCGTTGTGCAGTTTGATCAAAGGAGCTGGTCCTGAAGCGGTACCACCAAACGTTTGAATTGGGCTACCTAATGGTCTGATTAAAGAGTAGTCAAATTCAATTGTATTTTGCTCTGGCTTAAGATAGGAATTGATTAGATCTCCAGTAGCTCTTGCCCAGCTCTCTCTATCGTCAGCGATAACGTCTGTTGTCACCTTATCTACTGGCTTATGTATAGTGAAATCTTTATCCGCACCTTTGTCATCAAAGCCAACTCCAACCCCAAGCATTGAAGCTTCCATCAAAAACATAAATGGTTTAGAAGGATTATTTTTAGACATCTCTGCCGTGCTGACAAACGCACAGTTCTGCAGAGCTGCTGAGTTCTTGTGAACGTTAACAATCTTGGTCCCCATCATCCATAGCCCACGCCCAGGTGGTGTCCACTTTAGATTGAACAAACGATCGAACGCATCTTTTGCACTAGCTTGAGCCTTTACGTCATTCCAGGGAAGACGGCTTGATTTACAATGATCTTTTTGTAGTGAGTACATTCCATTAATAACGCGTTCACAAACATCTACCCAAGTTTCTTTTGTACCGTCTTCTTTTAGTCTTGAGTAAGTGCGAAGAAACGTTATTTCTCCTACGGAGTTTCCAGCAGCATCTCTGTATCCAAATGGTGCTTTTTTAGTTCTGTATGACTCTAGGAAATCATCACTAATTCTAAAGGAGAAAAGTAAAGATGACTTACCACCTAGTGGTTGAGCTGTTGGTTCTTGTATTGTGATTTCATTTGACATTGGGTTTCTCCTATTTTTTTACTAATGCTTTAATGTGTTTTGGATCAATCTTACTGAGTTCAGTTTGTTTGATTTTTGTTATTTGTTCCATGTTATATATCTTGTAGATTTCTTTCTCTATAAAGTATCCACTTCTCCAATTAACGATCTTGTCTATGTTCTTTTGGTGCTTGCTAAACAAGTTGCATATTGTAGCTCCACCGTATATCTTTACTAAATTTTGGAACTTTTTAACTAGCTCATCTTTATTACCAGGATTAATGACATCATTTTGTTCTGCCTTAGAGTATATCCAATTGAACGCTTGTCTGGTCAACGGTATGTAGTCTACCGAGTCTATGACTCCTAGGTGTAGAATTTGTTTTCTATTTTTTTGAATCTCTATATCTGCCTTAACCACATTCTTATATAGGTCAAGCCAATCTCTTTCATTGAACTGAGCCCAAGTTGCACACCAAAATAGTAAGTTCTGTGGAGGGCTAGTTAATGATGTCTTGTCATAGGCTGGTAGTAAAGTAGTGCATGCAATAACTTTTTTTATTTGAGCCTTAGCAGCGTCTGCGTCAGGGCTTTTGGCACTAACGTTGGACCATAATTGCCCAAGGTGTGGCTTCCAATCAATGTCTGCAACGTAGATTCTCAAATACATATCAGCTACTTCCGTAGGTAGGATGTCATCTCTAACTACCTTTTCGAGATCTTCAATTGACACTGACACTTATATTCCTATCCAAAGATATCGAAACCTATAAAACTGCTTGGAAAATAGAAAATCCCGCTCTATACAGAGCGGGAAATCCTACAACATTTCCGCTTCAAACATTATAGCAGTACTCCTGCCAATAATCTCAGTTACGGTTATTGTAATTTATGTTTGTAGTATTCTACAAAGCTTTTGCAGAAGGGATGCCCTTCCACTCCTGAACTTTTTGTCTTCCATAGTCACTAGCTGTATTAGCTTGACCAAAAGTTGATGGGAAAACCTTAGCACTTGCTACGCCATGCTCTTCTTCTGGTCTAAAGTAACCATAGGAAGCTGGAGCACCTTGTGCATCTGTTCTTGCAGCGTGACCGGTATTAGCAAAAGCTACTGCTGACGCAACACCCTTGAAAGTGTACTGACGAAGCTTGTATTCGTTTTCTCTTTCAACGTGACCAAAAGAAGTTGGAAATGCCTTGGCTCCAACAAGACCCTTGAATTCCATTGGGCGGAATCTAGCACCATCATATGTAGCAGTGCCATCTGGGAAAGTTCCAGATAAAGGGTGAATATATAAAGTTGATCCAGTAAAAATCTGCGATAAGAATAGATTGCCAGCGCTGTCGTTTGACCCAGGAACATGGTGATTATCCGGTGCCCCATCTAACACATGGGATGTACTATACAGTGGGTAGTATGAATAGGTGCCAGTACCCTTGGCCTTACCTGTCATTGTCGTATATGGATTAACCATACCAGCGGTTGTTTGACCTTTGAGAACTGGTCTAGGTCCTACATAAAAAGTGGCCATTTTAATCTCCTTAAATAAGCTCTTAGAACTATATAGTAATTGGTCTAATGGATATTTTTAGTTATAATTTATTATTAAATCAGATAGCACTGGGGCGGTGCCATCTGGGAGTTGATTTAAGGTAACTTCTATCCATACGGTATTGGAAGATCCAGGATTTTCCTCAGAGTATACCGACCCATCATTATATATTACCCTATATTCAAAGACATCAGAAAGCAAAGATTCTGATACGTTAAATATCTTAGGGGTAACTGAGGTTATTGAGTTAATTAAAGTCCCTTGAGGGGCATCAAATTTAAATATAATTCTTCCGGTAGGCAGGAACTTATCATATCTTATGTCCATGTCAGATAGACCATAAGTATAAATATACTTTCCGTTTTCAATAAAGTAATTTTTTTGGCGCATAATAAATCTTATGGCTGTTATATCTAGCTCGGCAAAGTAGAATGCTATAGGACCAGAATTTAAAATAGCATCTGATCCTATGGTGCTCCAGCCACCAGGTGGAACCTTGCCTATGGCCTCTGAATCGCCGTCATAGACCCTATCTCTGTTCAAGGGTATCCAGGTGTCAGTCTCGCTTAAAGTTGGATCCTGGGCCGTTGTGTACTCTATGGAAAGAATATCTACTCCAAATGTAGGGAATGGATTTAATTTAAAAAAGTTACATTTCTTAGAGCCACTATATTCAGAAGGGATTTTAACATAAACATATGTCTGAGCTCCATAAGGCGATACAGCATCTGTGATCACACTTCTTTTCCAGAACTTGTCTGATCTATCTAAAATAGAGTTATAGATATTATTACTGTCCAAGGTACAGCCAGGGACATCAACGCCAGGTAGTGAGTTGGATATTCTAGTTTCGAAAAAATCAGGAATTACTTGACCATCAGTAGGAGTGAAAAACTTAACCTTGGAATGAGATGACCCATCTATCTTTGGTAGGGTGACAATATTATATGCTGGATCGTAGGTGAGTAGTTCATCAGCTTGAATAGTTAACTCACCCTCCGGTGTAGCAGTAACATCTATTTGAGACAGGGAGTGAATAGAGATTAGACTCTCATTAGATTCAAGGGCCTGTATTCTATCATCCATATCTTTTATATATTGATTAATAAACACGTGATCTTTTAGTACTCTTTCAAATGCTTCAGAAAGCTTCTGGTCAAATATATTATATTTATTATAAAGGTATACTAAGTCTTTGTAGTTTTCTTCTATTCTTGCATTGTGATCATCACTATTGAGTGGACCATTGTATTGTTTTGTTCTTTTTTTAGTATAAATAAATTCTGACATTTAACTACCTATTGTCCTTTTTCTAATCTTTTAATTTTTTGTAACATCTTTGACATCTTGGAGCTAATAGTCAAAGTGGTGTCTATCTGTAGGAAATCCGGAGTTGCTGAATCACCGTAGAATTCAAACTTAAGATCATCAAAAAGATAGTAAGAACCATCTTCATAGGGAGTGTGAATAGAGGATGTTTCCGGGTCAACTTGCCCTACTACAACCCTTACGTCTTGATAAACTTTATCATTTAAATAATCTATTTTTTGATCTAATCTTTTTAAGTCAATGTATATCTTATCCATCTCTAGGTTTTCTTTTTCAGAAGACCTAGGACCCCTATAGGTGTTTCTGTATCTCTCATAAAGAGGTTGTATAATTCTTTTAATTTCTATATAACTTTTTGCCATGGTTAACTCAGTTCATTGTATCCATTTTTAAATTTTACTCTATATCCACCTAGTACCGGTGTGCCAAATGGACTAGTTGACCTAGTAAAGTCTGCCCTAAATCTAATCGATTCAATTGGATTATTATTATTGGAATAATAAACTAATCTAGAATTATCTTTTATTTGCTTTCTACATAGTATCTCTTTATTGCCAAGATATTTATCTATAGTGAACACTGTATCATTAACGCTCCTATTGATTCTGAAATCAAAAGGATCTACGTAAGAATAATAGTTCAAGAAAGGAGTTCCATAATTTGTTATAGATACCCCATCCATTAAAGATATTGAACCAGAAGCACTGTCTAATGCGTCAAAGGTTATTACAATCTTATTTATTCCCTTTGTTAGATTCCATGTACTGTTTTGAGTGGGGGATGTTTGTCCAGCTGGGATATCTGCTATCTTAGTCCCGTTTAAGTAAACTGCAACATCCCAATCTATTGCTCCACCAGACTTTGAGATAACATGATTTACTTGAGTTGCGTTGTCTACCAATAAATTGGTTTGCATAAAGCCACTGACCCCATTTAGGTTCAAGGATACAGGTATGGATGGAACATTTGTTATAGCCAAACTTCCCATATCAAAAACTTCAGTAGTTGAGGAATCTGTATTTACAAGATTAGACCACTCATTCAAGTTTCTATATAACCCTTCTGAATAAGACGTGTACTTAAAGCTAATTCTATTTACACTGTCTAGTATATACGGATTATATGGGCTGTCAGCCTCTGCAATAGTCCCTACTCTATATACTGCAACTCCTCTGTAGATTGAGCTTGATGGATTAATTTCCGTAAGAGATCCAGAAGAAATTATTGGGTTTAAGAAAATATTTCCTGCAGTGGGTATAGAACTTATGCTTTTAAAATATTTTATTGACTTACTAAAAGATACGATTTGATCAAAGCCAGTTGCTGAAGAACCAGAAGAGATTGGAACCCAGTTAAAATCAGAAACATTAACTGCATTAGGTATATTTTCTGCAACAAAATAGTTTATTTGTCCAATAGAAGGATTTGCATTAACTGCTTCTATACTAACTGCATCTATAACTTTATTGTCATTGCCGGAGGCTATTGATATTGGAGAAGAAATTAACATGCCTTCCTTGTCATAGTACTGACCACTGACAATTAGATCTTTTATCTCAAACCTATAATGGTATTTGTCAATAGTTCTATCGTTATACGTTACATCTGGTTCATATTTTATTAAAGTAATTCTTACTGTACCAGATCTTTGAGGATTAAAGTTAAAAGAAAACTTATCATAATCACTGTTAGATTGCTTTCTTCTATATTGAACTTCTTGGGCAGCACCAACTCCAATTATTTCAGCTATAGTTACAACGGCAGAACTTGTATTTAATTTACCATCTACGCTAGAAACAACAAACGGAGTATTCAACGGGATGGTCAGTACCATGGCGCAAGCACCTAGTGTACTGGATGTATGAACTACTGTCGAAACAGTGTCGTTAAGCCCATCAAATACGTTATTTGCATTAGGCAGTGCGGCTTGGGTCACTGCATTGGATCCATTGAATACAATATCATATTTAATATTACTCAAATTAATTCGACCAGGGGCCCTGAAGTCTAAGGCATTGGCTTTTAGTGTTGGGAGTTTAGCGCTTCTATGCTCTGTATCTACAAAGCATGTAGAGAGATTTAAGTCTACATTAGCTAAGTTAGCAAAGCTATCGCTAAAAGAATAAAAATATCCGTTTGTATTTGAGTTAGCAAAAAGTATGTCGTCTATCTTTTTTTCTAAAGCAGCTCTCTTATCCCTTAGAGAGTTTAGCCTTTTCCCTAATACGGTAGCTACACTCATCATGTCTTCGCCATTTTCATGTATGGAGTCGTACAATACTTCTAGGTTAAGTATCGTTCTAGCCATAAAGGTATTCATCAGGTCTGGATTAGTAGTTTCCGTGTTCCTTAAGACATTGATATCATTAGTTAAGGGAAGTCCTATTCTATTCTGCGAAAAATAATTATCAAATTCTTTTTTTACTTCTAATTCACTAGGCTGTCTTACCACTTTGTCAAAAGTAGATGTACCCGTAGAGTACATTAGCTTATAAATATTATCTAAAAACTTCTTTTTTTGTATCTTAGAAATCGTCATGAATTCCTCACTTTAACTCCAACTTTATATGAATAAAGTATTGGGGATATATTTTCTCCAGAAGGTTTTTCTATATCTATTTTTACGATTAAGCTCTTTGGATTTTCTGGCACTGTGGGAGCGTTGTAGTATTCTACACCTGGGATCTTAAATGTATTGTCCACATTCTGGTTAAAGGCTAGAACTTCACCGACTTCAGATAATGGACTTTCTATAGGGGAAACCCTAATCCAGCTAGAGCCACCATCTAAAGATATATAGTACTTTATGTATTCCAAATTAACATTGGCTGAAAGCTGTCCAGACAAACCTGCTTCAGCCGATAATGTTAGATACTCTATTGGGGAATTAAAATCAAACTGCTTAGACACTATTTGAGCTTTATCGGAAAACTCCTCATACCCAACTGTTATATCTCTTAAGGAAATTGATTTTCTTTGGCCATCAATAAAATCAAACTTCCTCTCCAATGGGATGGTATAGGATTTTGTTTGCACTTTTGTTGCGTCAGTGTTTATTAATTCAGCTGTAATACTATCGACCCTAAGTTTGAATAGATCGTATTTTTGCTGTTTAGTAAATCCTTGAGATGTTGTATTAAACCAATTTACAACTGCCGCAGCTTCCACTTGAGATTCATTAGTAGTTATGCCATTAGTGGTAGTTATTTTATTGGCCATCCAACCTTCTGCTAATACAGTATTATTATAAGGTTTTACTACAGTGATATAGCCAGAATAAGTGGGGTTAGTTCCTGTATTGGTTATCCCGCTTAATCCTTCTAGGTAATACTGAGGCGTGGGTACAGTATCGTATTTAAATTTAAGAATAAAGTTATTAGTTACATAATAAGTTTTACCGTCAGTGCCTGTAGCCCTTAACGTCCACCCAGTATTAACAGGTATATTCCTTTTGAGAGTTATGTTAAAATCAATGCTATTATTTGTTTCAGATTTAAATAAATTGGGTTGATTGAACAATGGGGTTATTTGAGCATGATTCCAAATTTTTTGAGACCATGATATAGATGGATAGCCTAATGACGGGGCAACTGTTGGGTCGTCTGGGTTGAACCTCATTTGAGTAAAAAATGGATTTGATTCCACATTTTCTGGAACAACAATCCCGCCTGCTCGAGTCTTGCTTTTCACTGGTTCAAAATATATATGTTGAATCTTAGCATCGTTATAGTTAAGTTGTTTAAAAAATATTTTAATTGACTTAACTTTTCTTTCCATAAACTTAATGTTAGCTTCTTTGTAGAAAAACCTTCTTGCAGAATCTAAGGAGCTTGGTATTAGACCTGAACTTATATAGATTGCTTCCGTAAGAATATTCTCAACTTGATTTAAATCGTTTTTAACTTCAATTTTTTCTATTTTAATATCTTTAGAAATATAATTATTACTTCCAAAATAAGGGATGATGTTAATGAAGTTTGCTTTTTCTGGGCGATCGCTTTCCAGGACGGTTACAAGTTGAAGGTCATTAACAGAAAAGGTTGACCAATCGTAGTACTCTTCTTGAATTTCTTCACCAGTTGAAGTTTTAGAATATAAACTTTTAATATATTGAAATTCAAAATTCTTATTACCTGATGGTTTTCTAGCTGTTGGAATATTAATTTGTTCATATTCAAAAAAAGTTAATGGATTATTGTCTATCACATTATTTATATTTCTAGAGGTAGGTGAATCTTGAAAGAAATATCTATATGGAGGATTATCTGTTGCGGAAGCATAGACTGAGTGGTTATTTCCGGCTATACCATTAGAAGAAGTTTCTTCTATAAAAACTCTTTGTGGAGTCCATGGACTAGTTGTAACCTTGGACAAAGACATTTGCCCATTATCTATTGTAGGTAAAATGTCAGTACTTTCTATCCTAGAATAGTCTATATAATCAGTGCTGTCGAAAGAACTGCCTACATAAAAAAGATCGTTAGCAGGACTGCTAGAGTACATTTGTAAAACTTTTATCTTATTTTTTATTCTATTTATAAAAGAATTTTCTTGTTCTACTTCGGAGGTAAACATATTGAAATTGTTAATTACTTTTGCTGATAGATAGTCTAGTTGCTTAGCAATAATATTTAGATCGTCTGAGTAGTTCCTTGTGTAGGTATTAAACTTAGCAGATACTGGTGGCTCCCCTTTTATATAGGGATCAAATTGGCTTAAGGGTCCGGCTTAAGTTAGTGTTCAAAAAATTTATTATGCTCTGATACTCAGCAGCGAATTCTTTATTATTAGTGAATTCGTTTCTTCTATGCTGATCTATAAACCTTGTTAAGATTGTGTATATTTGATCATAGGCAACTGTGTTTGGAGATAGTTGAGTCATACTAATTTAACCTTAATAATTTCTGTGATAATGGATCTAAATTATTTACATTACATTTAATTATAACATTATCTACTGATATTCCATTGGTTAATACAGGAATGTTATTTCTAATAATAACTCTAAACCTTATGCTAGGAGGAATGTATGAATAATTAACTGTCAATGGAGTTGTAATGTTTTTGTTGAAAATTAATTGTTTACCATTTTGAAAAAATAAAACTTCATTCGTAGAATAGAATGTTGCCTTCTCAAAGTTGTTGCTTAAATAATTTGTCAAGTTTATAGCTGAAGTGCCATCAGATAAGGTCACTCTTATTGGAGAATACCCAATATTTTCAATAGAATTGACTGTACCATAGTTGCTGCTATAGGTAGCTGTTCCAAATTTACTTTCTATAAAAGGAATGTAATCTAGTTGCACTCTATTGCCACCACCAGTAGCTGGGAAAACTTGCCCTTGTGCTCCGTCTTTAACATAGGATCTAATTACATTTTGACCATCAAGAATTTTATCTATATCTAATATAGATTCGTTGTAATCCGATGTGTCCAAGCTGTATTCCACTACATAAATCGAAGAAGCTTCTATCGGATCAGCCATAGTGATTTTATTATTTAGATAACTCCAATTATTTGGGTTTACTAAAATACCATTTTTATAAACTCTTATAGTTGCTGGCAGTGGGAGAAATCTAAGTGTAGCTTGTTTGATATTATTAAAGAATAAAACTTCAGAATCTATATCATTAGATAACTTATGGTTAATTGGAACCCATGAAGATTCTCCTGATATATTTTCTTGTAAACAAATACTCAGCTCTACTGAGCCAGGTTCGATTAGATCGTAACCAGCGTAACTTAAATTCTGTCTTTCCTTAATGATATTCACTATAGCCTTTAGCCCCAACGGAGAGCCATCAGTTTGAATTTTTTTAGATATAAAACAAGCTTTATTTGATAGGACATTACTTATAGAGCCAAAGGATATATTTTTTATAGAAAAACCATATTCATAAGAGCTACTTATTTCTCTTGAATTTAAATAACTTGTTAAATCATAACTAGTAATTCCTGGAATTTCAGGATCTTCCTTTTGGAACATTAGTTCATGACTTTCTCTGTCATTCTTTAATGGCACTATTCCGTCTGAAGTTATATTTCTAACTTGGCTGGAATGATTGTCTGACATATTTGGTTTGTATATATTGTTATTAAATATATTAGATCTAGCGTCTATAGAATATTGGACCATAGTTTGAACTATGTTCGAAATAATATTATTATTTCCCGTACTTACTAAGTCTTCTTTTCTCTTTTCCCCAAATTTAACAAGGTTATCAAATACAGAACTTGGATCTACCGGTTCGTTAGATGGGTATCTGTAGGAATAAATTTCTTCAGATTGTTTTGTATTTTTTCTAGAATTAAGTATTGAAGTATTATTTTTAAAATAAAAGTATACTAAGTCTTGCATCTTACTAGGGTTTAGCGACTTTGATTCTCTTATACCCTTAACTATTGAATGAATATACTTAGAGTTAGTTTCGTGTACATTTGCTAAATTTTCTGATCTGATATATTTAGGTTGGTTAAATATAAAAGTTATTTTATTCACCCTGCACTTAGGGAATAGTATGTCTACTGTTTTGTTTATCAGTAACGGAGAACTTAAAACTGGTGTTTGGATAGTGCTGCCACTTACTGCCCCAGTTTGAGAGGAAGCTGTAGGGTCGGTTGTTTCAATTACCACTTGAAGAATCTGCATCCCCTCTGCATCAGATGGGGTTATTCTTATGAGATCCATCTCGGTGGCATTAAGTAGAGTCATCGTTACCTGTGCTTGCGCTCCAGTTATATATGAGTAATCATAGTTCAAATAAGTAGCAAGTGATGATAATTTAGAGGTTAAAACATATGGAGATTTAACCGTCACTGTCCAGTCGTCAGTGGGACTTTCGTTAATAGTTGATCCAAAACCAGTGTCAGTAGTGATAAAGTTTGTATAATTATTAACATAGCTAATATTAGAAATATTGTTAATCATATTTACAAAAGAAATTGTATTATCAATACTCATTTTATTTATTACATTATCTATTTTGTAATTTCCGTTTTCAGGAAATATAGATCCGTCTCTGTCGTATTGAACTATATTAACTAAATCTTGTTTATATGAATTTAAATCATTATTAAAATTTTCTACATAGTTAAAGTTAAATAAATCATCTTCCCCAGATATGTATTGATAGTTATCTATGAATGTTTCTAGTATTTTTATATCATTTTCTATTTTTTGTATTTCAGAAGAAAAAATAGACACCATTGAATTAACTACATTTGATATAGATGAAGACGCAGAAAAGAATTGCCCAACCCTTAAAGAAGAATCCCTGAAGAACTCTATTATAGCTTCTAAGTTCATTGGGGAATATCTTAAAGCTAAAGTTGGGGTATAATTTGCAGTTGTATCAAAAGTTTTTATATTTTCAATTAGATTAGCAATTTGAGTTTTGTCTGCTTTAATATTTTGTATTAAAGAGCTAACAGTTTTTTTGCTGCTACTAGAAAAAGTTTGTATTGTATCAGGAAGATATTGTAACACTTGAACCCCAATCGTTTCCGTCTGTATCATATAGGTCGAATACAACACCAGCTGTTAAGTTATCTCTAACTATATCATAAACTTCTTGAGGATTAATGAAATTCCTTTTAACTATAGAAGGAATTTTAACCATTACATAACCACCCTTTGGATAAGCTTGTGCCATTGGAGGGTAAACATCCCAATAGGAAACTGCTTGAGAGACTTCATCAAGTATAGTATTAGTATCAAAGTTGGCTGAAATTCCTCCACCCTTTACTCTTAGATCAGTAAAGCTAAAGTTTTCATCATCATTAGTATTTATCACATATATTATTCCTATAAGCTGGGCAAAAGGTTCGTAGGAAACTGTATCAAATTTATTAAATACATTATTATTGTAAGTAAAATTAATAGCTGGACTGATAGGGTATTCGGTAACTTTTATTTGTCTTGTTGAATTATTTACATTTTCACTCTTGTGGACTTCTTTAGGCATTATATAGATATACAATGGCTTATTGATTTGCACTGAATCCTTATTCAAGAATGGATTAGTTGGAATTGGCACTCCATCCGATTGCTTGATGCTAAGTTTATTGTATTCAATAGTGTAGTCCACTTTTATTAAGCCTTCAATATTGGATATTACTTGATTCTCAAATTCTATTACACCGGTACTTGAATTGAAATTAACTATTTCAGAATAAGGCACTAGTGTCCAAGGAGCGTTCTCGCTAGTCCTAGTGTAAACCTTAAGTGCTGGTTTAAATGGAACATTTTTTCTACTTAAGTCTGAAGGATAACCCTTAACCACATGTAGCGGAGTTTGTCTTAGAGTGATTGATCTAGGGTTATTGTAAAGGGGACGTTCCCCTATTACGTCATAATAGCCTCTTCCATATATTCTTGACCATGGGATGCTTCCTATTGAAGATGTATCATAGGATGCTATTAAATTTTGACCACTATAAGTCGACTTCCAGCCTCTAGCATCGGCAGGGCTTATGTTAATTGTTTTCTGAAAAGAACCTGAGCTAACAGATATTGGCCATGGTTCTGTCTTGCTTAAGTCGCCATTGATGCCAAATAATTGAATTTTATTCCTATTATTGGAGATGACATTGACTACAGGATAAGCAGCTCGTAATGGAACTGAAGTAGGAATATATGTAGATCCATTGCTTGAACTGGTAAATTCTTTTAATGTATTTATGTTTCCGTCATAATCATAGGCGTAGACTCCTATGTATATATTACTTGGACTCTGCATGTACCTAAGGTAAGTTATAGTTTTGCCAATAAATTCGTTAGTTCTAGTGTCATAAAACCCATACTCTAAACCAGGAGTACTGGCACCAACTTTGGAAACTGTGATGTCACTATAGTATGAGTCTTCCGTGCTAGCTAAAGTAACTGAAACTTGCGAAAGATTCAAGGGGAAAAAGGGTGTTCCATTGCTATTGGTCAGGAGCATAATTCCGTCATAGTAATTGGTTTGATTTTTCCCAGCAATCACTATATTGTTTGAAACTTTCTTTAAACTATATCCAGATACTGGCACTGTCGCATTGTAAGTTGTGGCTGAAGTATAACTAGAAACTTTGCTAGATGCACTAATGCTAAATGTAGTTCCAGCAACACCAACTGCGGGGCTGCAACTTACCTCTATAAAGTTATCGTTAGACAAAATTGTAGTCCCTGCTTCTTTTACAGATCCTGCAACTAGGGATGAAGAATTGATGGCAACGATGCGCTTAGGGTTAGCTATGTCTAATAATTCATTTCTAGACGAAGATGGTTTATAGGATGCATTATTTAGCGCAAGATCTAACCCAGTGTATGAAAGTGTTTTATTAGTGTCCAATCTCTGCCCTACTTGCTCGCAGACTGTAATGGATTTTAATTTTCCATAATTTTTTAAATATTCTAACGTAATATCTGAGGATACTGTATTAAAGGATATATTATTTAAATTATGAGTGACTTCTACAAGACCATTAATTCTTTGTGTCTCTGTGTGATCCAACCAGTAGTAATAAGTAGCCTCAACTGCTGGATCATATTCTTCTGCTACTCCTGGAGTAGTTACTATCTTAGGGGTATCATTATGTTTGTAGTAAATATTTATCTGCTCTAATGCTAATCCGGCTGCTTTAGGACCAAACTTAGTGCCTCCCAATACAGAACCCTCCAAAAGGATATTAAGCCATTTGCCTTTGAAGTCCGGAGAATCCAAAGTAATTGTTATTATTCCATCTTGTTGATAACTTTGAGTTTTATTATTGTAGAATGACTCACTAAATTCAACGTTGTTTGAAACATTCCAGTCAAGAATTCGAATGCCCTTATAAGAGGTGGCAGAAGGGCCAAACGATGTTGTTGGGAGTATTTCTGCTCGAACTACTTTTTCGATATCGGCATCGTTGCGTAATTCAATTCCTACCCACATTTTTATTTTATTTGATGCTTTAGATGATCCAGTAAAGTTAATCATTTTTATGGGAGCGCCAGTAAGTAAATTAGAGCTAGCAGTTTTTATTTTAGAAGCAGCGTTGATATAGTCCCAAATGCCTGTATCTTTATAATTATTCTTATCTACTACACTAACTCTAGTAGCCTCTAGCTGTTCCTCTGATTTATTCGACCAAACAAAAGCCAATTCTTCTTTTGTTCTTGAATCTATAATCCCATCAGCTGGAAGATCTCTTGAAGTTTGAAAAGCTTTTACTTCATTCGATAAAGATGCATCAAACGTACCGTTAGTTGGACTACTTTTTCTGTACCCAGCATGGTGCATGGTTAGCTTTACGTATCTGACAAAAGTTCCTGTACCCTTACCCTGAAAGTATTCATCCCAAGTATTACCTTGACTTATATCTCCAGTGTACACAAATGCATTATTTTCACTACTAGAAGCCAATGTATTTGCTGACTCACTAGTCACTATATTATTATGTCCAAGGGGCTTTACTTCTCCAGCTTTAGGTGGAGTTGAAATCTCTGTTATGCCAGTGCCTGCCTTAAGCCTTCTATCGATACGAGCATTTTTCTGTCTAGAGATAATTCCAGTGTTGTTTTCTACTTCTTCTCGCCAAGAATTGGTTTGCTCAAACTCTACGTTTAAAACACTTTTAATTGACGCAGTAAAAGACTTAGGACTATCTCCACCAGATATCTTTGAGTGGCTTAGATTGAATTGGAATGGGTAATTTTGTGGAGCTACGTTAGAGAAAGAAGAAAGCGGATCTACTCTGCTAGTCGATGTTTTAGCCCTAATTTGATATGGACCAAACCCAGATGGAATCACGAATGCGGGAGATACTTTTGTGGTATATGCGTGACACTTACTATTCTTATTTGCTATCTTAACTATTTCATAAGAAGAAGAGATTTCATTTTTTTCTACAGAAGTGACAGCCACACTATTGGTCCACTGGACATTGGCATTAGTAAACTCTATATAGAATGATATATTGTTTTGATTTTCGTCAAAAAATCTATCTTGATATCCTGTTATTATTTTTTTTATTTCTTCTATATAATAAGTTTTAGGAGAATTTAATATGTTTCTAGCATAAAGATTAGAGCCTGCATTATTTATATTTTCATAATACTCAGCTCTTTCATCATCATAAAGAACATCTGAGTTAATAACCCAATCATTATTCCAACCAGTAGTAAAATAATGGACACTAGATCTAACGTCAATCACTGATCTAGACGATTCTATTCTGTCATTAATTGCTACTAACATACAGTTGTAGAGAAACTTATAGGGACCCTCTACGTAATCAGAAAAAACATTTCCTTGATTTAATTTCACTGGAGTAGTTCCATAATTATTAGTAGGGATCAACGAACTGCCAGAATATATATTATTGCAGTAGTCGAATATAGGGAAGGTAGATGCAACGATGTTTCCGGCAACTAAGTTATTTGTATTGGGACTGTTCCTTAATAGGACAGAGAATTTATTTGCACCACTAGACAATACTGAATTTATAGTTGAGTTAGTGAAATATTTATAATTCTTATAATCTCCCGCTATAGTTTTTGCATAACCGTGTATTCCAGAATCAGATATAAACTCTGCATTCGATATCGTAAAACCATTATTTTTACTAGTCTCGGTCAGTAAACTGCCAGCTTGAGTTAACGTAGGGTAAGTTGGATTACTAATAGTTGCTGCAGCAGAAGATATTGTCAAGCTAGAATTAAGAGCAACTAAATCATTTGTTGAGCATTGGCTTGCATCTATTACTAGGGTTCCATTATTTGTAGTAAAATAATTACGCATTTTCTGAGACTGACTATCAGTAAGCCTCCAGTGTATAGCTGAGAATATTACGTCATAACCAGATAGGTCACCTACTGTATCTATATCTACTAGCCAATAATCTGCAGAGTCTTTATTGGAAGAGGTTGCATTTGGATTAGTTAAAGTAAAGCCAGACAAGTTAAATACAGAATCTTGCAAGTTTAATGCTACATATGGTTTAATCTTGGTTAAATCCTTGCCTTCATTGGAGGAATATAAAACTCCAACCTTGACAGTCTTTTGTAGTACTGTGTTGCCCGTTGTCTCTTGGCCATAATTAGCCTGAGAAAAATTAACACTGTTACTTATTTTGGCTACAAGCCTCCAGTTAAATATCTCAAAAACCCTGTTATCATCTAATGCTTTTCTATTTACGTATACTTGATTACCAGAGTTTTCTATATTCAATCCATCTACTAAGGACCTTTTGTTGTTTCTTTTAACAGAGAATTTCATTACATCACCATTAGATGGGTCTATAACTTCAGACTCTTCTCTAGCTTCAGAAAATATTTTTATAGAATTTATATTCTCTTCGAATTTTAGATACTGACCAAACCAAGATCCATCTTGATTAACTTCTACTTTATCATAAACAATTTTTAGATTAGTTGGACTTGGGTCGTCCATAAGGACCACTATCCTGTGGGGGACATTTGCCAGATCCCTATTAGATGAAGTTACAAATGACTCAAGTGATATTCTGTATTTCTTTATACCAGTTGCTGGATCGGCATAAAGCTTACCCTCGTTATCTATAACCTTAATGTGCTTAGGTATATATTCCTCTTCTAAATATTCACTTAAAGAAGCAGCAGAGAACGACCTACTTGGAATGAGAGTAAAGAATCTACTAACATAATAAGAATGAACAAATGTTTTCTGGCCCATCTCAGTAGGTGTATAGCTTCTATCTAGTGTTTCAGAATTTAAAAAAATAGAACTTACAGAAATATCATCTGAGTCAATAAGAGTATTGCCGTTTGAATCTTCTAGTATGCCAAATTGATTAGCATACATTAGCCTGTCAAACTGGCTATTGACAGTTACGTTCTCTGGGATTAAAGCCGATAGATCAACTAATGAGATATTGTTTTTAGGAGATATTTCCCTGCCAGAAAACCAACCTAGATTAACGGCATCACGGGGTACGAAATTGCCAGTCTTAATAGCTGGTTCTTTAAGGGAATCAGTTTTATCTATAAACTTTTTCATACTTATTCTTCCTCATAATCATTCATTAACTTATCATAACTACTGATGATGTTAGGCGTTGAACCCAACAACCCCATTTGATACTGCTCTGCCCTATCTAGAGGGTACCATTTTGGCGGAAGCCAATTAGGAGTAGCTGCATAAACACTGGCGTCTGAACCGTCATGATAATTTAAAGTAAAGTTGGGAGTAGAAGACATCTTAACCCCACGCCCTAATAGTACATTTGGATTGTACAATACAGCGCCTCCTGAATGATAATTTAAGTTATCATATTTTTCAGACCAATAAACGATATCTCCTGATACTGTAGTTGGAGTAGAAGACTGGGTTGCAGAATGTTCAGACTCTACTGCCATCATCCAATAGCCCGGCTCTAAGGAGGATGCAGCTTGTATTGGTCCTATTGTAAAGTTGCCATTGCTGTCGGATCTTACATAATTTGAATAATTATTGTTGGTGAAGATATCGTAAAGGGTTCTTCCCTTTCTCCAGTAAATTACATTATTTGAAACTGGAGTAGCACCAGATGTTATAACGCCTCTAATGTATTGCTGGCCTAATCCATCCGCTCTCAACGATGCAGTATCGGCTATAGCCTTAATTGAGTTCTGCATCGAATATTCGGTAATTATTTCAAAATTTAATACTGTTACATAGTCTTGGGTTTGTGAGTTCTCATGTGCATTAGTTGATCCATTGGCTACGCCAGAGACTGTAATATAACTTCCCGGAGTAGCAGAAGGCATAACGCCATTGTATCTGATATTGGTATATGCAAAACCATTAATGTCAGTAGTCACATATTGAGAATCAACAGTAATATACGGCCCAGTAATTCTAAAAGTTTGATATGGCTTTGAGTTTCCATTTATGTCAACTGATTGGATTGTTATTGTAGTGTAATCATCACCATCATCTATAACATATTCTGGCTTAAGGGAAATAATAGCTGTATTAAAATTATAATCATTATGACTTAAATATACAAAGCCCTCTTGATCCCACAATTGCAATGGGTTGACAGTTAATGATATTGGAGTTGATTGATTTATGTAATTTGATTCGTAGGTTACGTCATATGAATATATGGTAGATGGTGTAGAGTCAAATTGCATTCTGCTAATATATTTTTCACTACTAGAATCATAATAGTCATTATCTATTAAATAAGAATTTCGCACTTTATACGTAACTCCATACTCTCTTCCTTTGACTACGGGAGTAGCTGAAGAAAATACTTCTATTTCATTAGTCTTAGTCTGCCCGTTACTTAGAACCGTATACCCTGTGATGGCGTCTACTACGGTTACATCGTATACATCTTCATAGCCAAGATATATGTTATTGCTTGCATTGGCGTATATTGTTTCATAGTTGACTAGGGAAAGCTCAGTTGGTGTAGCCTGGTCTGGGAATGCAACTTCTCTTAATATTTCTGGAGTTGCACTACTTAAATTAATACTACCAGGTGTTGCTATATTTCTTTGTACGATGATAGGAGCACCCTGTAGGGCAACAGTTTCTAGAGAAAGAGAAAAGCCGGGGGTAACATGTGCTTCATCTACTGGATCACTATAGATATAATGGTCTTCTTCGTTTTGGCTATACCAACCAGTATGAATATATGAATCATAGTTAGCTTTATACTGAGCGCTAACTTCTACTCCTGCAATAATAGCGGAGTTCATATCTGATTGATCTTCTATGATTGAATTAGCAAAGTATATATTTTCATCAGTATGTCTATATACAAATTCTTTGGATAAAGATAATTCCACTCCATCTACATCATTGACTACCTCTATCTTCTTGATCGTGTAGTTCACTTTGTCAATGCCAAAAGAAGAATAATTTAAATCATATCTTCCAATTAAATTACTGTTTTGAGTAAAGTTTTCATCCTTATTATCCGGATCGGTTCTAACAACTCCAAACTCATTGACAGTTCCATCTATCATTGGGGTACTGTGCGCCGTAAATTCAGTCAAAACATCCTTAGCAAATGGGTAGTTTGCACTATCTGCGCTAGAAAAAACTATTGATGTTGGGGTTGAACCATATGGATACAGCAGTGAAGTAAAGTAATAGTTAGCAGTGCTGCCGGTTGTGTCTCTATATCCTGGATGCAATGTTGGAGTAGCAAAATTCGGGCTAAGATAAGATGCAATTATGTTTGGCGATGAAGGTATTACGTAATCAACGCCTAAACTAGGATCGTATGCAACACCTCCAAATCCTTTAAAGGTGTCTGACTCATATATCCCATCTATTGAAACATAGCCGAATGGAGTAGCATTATCTATGTGAACATATTCTGGAGTAGATCCTGGAGGAAAGACTATACTATTTTGTATAAAGTTTTTGTCTAAAGTAAAATCTTTTGTTTGGCTAGTATTGTTGCTGGCATTAATTTCTAAACTGCCTGGTATTTTTGGAGTAGTATAGAATCTTCTTCTTACCGCATCGTACTGATTGGAAACTACCTTAATATCAGCTGACGTAGTTGTAAAATATGGTTTAGTAATTTTTACAGGAGAACCTATGGTAGAAGTAATTGGAGTTGCGTCAGCAAACTTTATATGAGAATTAGCAGAACCGGACATTGGGGTTGCAGATAGTTCTGTAGCATAGTAGAAGTTAACTTTATTTGTAGTAGGAGTAGCTGAAGTATTTTGGTATAGGGTGCCTGTTACTCTATTGTAAAAATTAATTCCATCTATACTGTTACCTTCTGCGTCAAATATTTTAAAAGTACTGTACTCTGGACTAGATGAATGAGTTGGTGAATAGGAGTTTGTAGGGAAAGTGTTGACGGTAGCATGATAAACAGATGGAGTAGCGTGTGATGCATGTGGTGGTAGGATTAAGGCATAGTCGAAATTAGCTGTTGCAGACGTGTTCTCATATACAGTCTGATAATAGGAGCCATAATATTCGTAGTTAACGGCAATAGGTGAATATACATCTTCTACTCCGGTTTTACGAATCCCATAAGCTTTAAACTTAGAGGAAAAATCTACATTAGATTCAATTGGTTCTTTGACCATAATAAGAGCGTCATTATTATCTCCGACTCCAGCTTGATAATAATTTCCAAACGGACTTGCGCTATCGTCGTAAGAAGCTTTTATTCTTCCAACTCCGGTTTGATTTTCTCCGGCGTAGTCCCAGAAGCCATCATTCCATTTAACATATCCCCAGTTAACTGGATATTTTTCATTTAAATCTGTAACAAAATTCTTAAACTCTGGCTGAGGGTTACCATCAAATGAAAAATAGGGAGTACTGTTTTCTATGTCTTGAATCTCGAGTACTTCTGGAGTGGCACCAAGATAATTCGAATCAGGAGTAGCTCCATAGGCTGCCCATATATCTAATTCACGACGCAAAGTAAGCTTAAAGCTATCAGAAGAAACTCCTGGAAGATTTTTATATACATCAAGAATTCTTAATTTAAAGTTAGCGTTGCTCTCTAGGTAGAGTCTACTCAAGCCAACTCGAGTACCAAACTCATCAAACCAATTCCATCTAAGAATTGGATTTTGCTCATAGATGACGCCATCTATTGTTAAGTATTGGAATAGCTTAACTGTAAACATCTCCCTATCAGCTGGACTATAGAAATAACAAAGGTCTTCTTCCCTGGCTTCATACAGTTCTTCTATAGAAGTAAGTTTAGATAAGCCTATATTATCCTCTCCCATGGCATGGAGGTGGCTAGGCGGTACGTCTGTTGTGGAATAGATCCAAGCTAACTGCGAAGTGTCAGCTGTGGATATAGCTTTATCTAGTCCAAATAAATCTTTTTGTCTTTCAAAATTTTCTGGATAATCTGCAATAAGTGCGTTCACAAACTTGCCGGCAACAGTTTGAGGAACATAAAGTTCAGGGGTTGCCTGGTCCATAGCATCTTCGTACATCTTCATCCAAGATGGGAATCTTGCTAGAATGTTTTTAGCACTCTTGCTTAAGACTGGAGGTATTGGATGCGCTATAGATACCTGAACTAATAATACAAAACCAAAATTTTCTACATCAGATGGTTCTAGTTCAGATTCTACTTCTACTTCAAATCTAGAATAACGCTTAGCATCGCTGATAAAAAGAGTTCCTACATCTGAGGAAATAGACGACAGCATCCATGGACCCTCTGACGTATCTCCTTCGTATACCTTTATAATAAATGAAGGAGCATCTTTTGCATTTATATTAGTGAATGCACCTTTGTAGCTTATTATATCTATCTGAGAACTTGTATCAACAAACCTAAATACTTCAGCTGTTTGAGCGCCCTGTAGTACATAGTATGGAGTAGCTCCATCTTGAAGCGTAAAGATTACATACTGGCCACTTGTTTCATCGTAGTCAAATACGTTATAGGAAATTATCCCCGCTTGTTTTACAATCTCTCCATAGTTAGTAACTACCCCAGCAGTTTCACCTAATACGGTTATGCTTGGGGTGGCATCGTAGATTATCTCTGTGCCAACAAAAGTTCTATCTCCAAGTTCATCTATGCCGAACCTAGATCTAGCAATAGAATAATTAGTATAAAACTTGTTATTATATAAGTCGATAGATCCAGTAGACCAACTCTTACCAGACTTAATAAAGTCAAGACTTCTTAAGGCTAATATATATTGTTTCATCTACAGATGCCTTTCGAGGTTAGTCTAGCCAGATTGAGTACTCTGAAGTGACTCCATTATCTGGGTGGACAAACATTAAATGCTGACATGGTCTACTCATGGAGGAGAAATACTCTTGAGCATAGGTGTTGTGACTTTCTGGGGAACCAGAAATTCTCAAAAGACTACTACCTATAGTCATCTTCACCTGCTGGTGGTAATGTCCCATAAATACATCTTCAAAATGCTCCGGGATAGCACCATCTTTCCATCCCATTACCTTTTTATAGTAACCATAGGAAGCGCTTGGTGCAGGCATTTGGTCTCCATGAATAAGTAGAGAGCTATAGCTACCAATGGTATCTACTGCATAGAAGTTTCTCTCACCCTTGCCGTCTGGAATATTGAAGGTGATTCTAGGCTCATCCTTAAATATTAATTCAACGATCTTATATAGCAGTCTGTCCATATTGGTCTCAGGATCATGCTGTTTTCTAGCTCTTCCGCCAACAGCACCATGGTTTCCTATAACTCCAGTCACGTGAACATGCTTGAAATTTTGAAGGGCAGTTCTGAGGAAATTGCCAAGAATCTCAGGACCATTAACTCCAACTTGTCTGTATAGACCTGAGTCAATTAAGTGACTTTGTCCTGGGAATATCTCTTCCCCCTCAACGATATCTCCCAAAAGCCAAACATGAAGATTGTCTACTGGATGATGGGTTCTTTGGATATTGGTAATCTCTACTAGCTTATCCGCATAGGCTTCTATTCTCTTGCCCAATACTTCGGAGTTGTAACTTGGAGTAACTTTACCCAATTGCCAGTCTCCAAAAACTGCAACAGCAGTTTCTCCTGCTCCAGCTTTTCCTGAAGTAATTTGATTCTGTTTAATAGGTGGAAGCTCAAAGTCAAGGAAGGCATCGTATGCTGCTTCATAGACAGCAAGTATGGCTTCATCTTTAACGTTCTTATTTTTTTCAGCTAATTTAGCTAATCTCTTATTCTCAGATCTGATAAAATCAAATCTATTAACTTCAGTTGGGGAATCCTCTAAGTCGACATAAGCATCGGGTTCATCATCGTCTATGTCAGAGGCTGTGTTGTACCCAGCAAATTTAAATGCTTCTGCAGCTTGTATCTCTTTTGAATGAGAATCGTTCTTTAGTACTTCGCCCAAGAAATCCATTTCACCCTCTACAGCTAATTTAGCCTGCGTCATGTTAGGTGCTTTAATTATATGGTTGGTTGTGATCAAAAAATATTTTTCCGACATGGTTGTATAACCATCTTTCTTTAGTAATTAGATACACCTATTATAACAGAAGAAATGTTAATATTGCCAGCTACTATGTACTGTCTTTCAGAAGAAGGCTTAAAATCTTTTCTATTAACATTAACTCCTTTAGCAGAAGCGGTTGTTATATTGATAGATTTAACTAAATCTGATGATTGTCTAATTCTAGCTTCAATTTCTTGCACAGAAACACTATCTCCTATACTCAATGAGTTAAGATATCTTTTAACAAAGATGGTAGCCTGGTTCTGTATGCCTATACGGAGGTTCTCTCCAGTGCCGTAGGGCAGCGTTATAACGGCCTGTAGAGAGTAGTCTATCGGCTCTGCCATAGTTACGTTCATTCTAATCCCAATTGGCCTAATAGGAGCTATGGTATTGGTTACGGTCTGCGGAATCATCCCGATATTACCAGCTACCTCTGGGACTATAATAACATCGCAAGAGCCAAGTCCATAAGAAGCTTCTCTTATTCGGATGTCCTTGACTCCCTTAACTGAAAGCGCTGCAAACCTTAAGGCCTCAGCAGTCCCTGTTGCATTTATTTTAACGGAAGAAATAATTCTTCTTCTATAATTGTCATCTGATTCAGAGTTTAAGACTGGGTATATCTCTTTGGGATTAGAGCAAAAAACCAAAGACCCGGCAGGCGATATGTAGTTGTGCCTAGTCAATGAGCCCACTGAAGCTACGTAGTCATTGGACTGGAAGTTTGGTTGAACGGCTCCATATCCTTTAGTCGTGCCAGAAAGGATGACAACATCTCCCACTAGGGTATAAGAGTATTGTGCGGAGGAGAAAGAGCCAACGTCGTTATAGACCAAAGTATTTTTAGGAATAATGATATCCCCAGAACTAGCTGTGTCTAAAAAGAATTCCATATTAGCTGTAGATCTATCAAATACTAATTGATCTGATATAGTCTTTCTTTGGACATTGTAGAGTTCGCCAATTAAATCTAGGGATCTGCCTGATGCGGTGGATAAGTTTGTCTGATTGATAGCTTCTTTAAATGATTCATATAAATAAAACATCTCTGCCCCAAATGAATCGGCAAATGCTCTTGCTATAGATCCTGGAGAAGTGGCGCTAATACTAGCATTTTTTTCTAATGCACTTAGTATTCTGGCAACAATCTCTTCTTTTGTCTTTGTGTTAATAGTAGGCATTTACGCTCCCAAGTTCTGTTTAATGCTAAGAGTTACTGGTTGGTTGGATCCGCTCAAAATATGCACGTCAAATCTAATGACGTCTGCACTTATTGGAACTGCATCGATTGCTATGTTTTTACCTCTAAAGATATTTTCTCTTTCTAAGGCTGTGCGAATTAATTGCTTTCCAAGCTCTCCAGTTTCTGCCGACTGAGGCATACCGTACAGCCTGGACAAATCTACTCCAAGTGTTGGGTAGGCTAGGAAGTCTCCTGGCTCTGTCATCAGTCTAAGGTAAATCTGCTGGACGTCATTCTGCTTAGAGGACTGGACAAGGCCAATATCCTTATTGCCATTAACGGCCAAATCTCCATCTAGAGTTAAAAATAGATCAGACACCCTTGTCCCTCATAGTCTTTTCAGCTGCTTGATTAAATGTGAAACCAGATTCTATTAGTGTTTTCATATAGTTTATTTTATCCTGGCTATTGGTCAAAGCGTAGTCCCTTAATAGGGCTAGGTCATTTTCGCTTATAGTACTTGGGGCATTGGTATTTATCCCAGTGCCAAAGGTGTCAGTTTTATCGGCCCTAAAAGCGAATTCTCCATTTATAGTAACTATGTTATTGCTATAGTTATCTGTCTCATCAAATTGATCTACCGCATCGAGATAGTAATCTGCGTAATTAAAGCCTGGATTTATCTCCTTGATCTCAGTAGAGACCAGAGATGGTTCGTTATATGAGTCGCCGGCGTAGTTAAAGCTCTTATTATTCCACCTAAGACCAGAATCCTCTTTAGTATATAATTTAATTACATCTGCAAACAGGGAGATTGTACCGGTAGTTGGGCTGATTATAATTCCTATCTCCTGCCCTGCAAATATTTCAATTTCACCTTTGTCATTTAATTTAATAAAAGAAGAAGTGTCAGGGTGAGTTAAGCCAACTTCTCTTCTCGAGAATGTACTTCTTTTCTCCAGCTCAAGTGATTCATCAAAATAACCTGGATTTGCAGTTTCTGCATTATTTAATATATCTTTATTAACTGCCATTTTAAATCATAAACCTAGGTATGCCGTTGTTTGCTATATTCATATTTGTAGTCCTGCCATTATAGAAGTCATTAATAAAACTAACTATGTATGCATATCTTTCATTGTCGTCTTTGAATCCAACTATACATCTGTCGCCTGGTTCTGGTGACACCATCTGTACTCCGATACACTATAGGACAAGATACGCTCTTAATTATACCACCGATAGTATCTGAGTAATTTGATTCAAGTATAATTACTGCTGTATTTGTATGTTTATCATACTGAGCAATAGTTCCCATTCTAGTTTTGGCCCTTTGCATGTGGGCTGACTGAATTTGTTCATCTATTTTTTTATCAAATTTTGGGTAATTGATAGCCATTATATTTCCTTTACCAAGTTGAGCTAGAGCCAACGTATGTATATGCGCTTCCAGGCCAAGTTCCACCTATAATTGGCTTTGGTGTAGTTGTCTTGTTGCTTAATGTATTAGTAGCATCATTTTGATCAATAAAGGTTCCATCCCCTAAGGATATTCCTATGTGCCCCAGGTTACTAAGGGCTCCACTGCCACCAGTCCAGAATACAAGATAACCAGCTGGAGGATTTAATCCAATGGGCGTAGTAGGTCCGTTGAAATAAACACTATCTTTTACAGCGTTATAATGGGCTTGGGCACTTGCGTGTGTAGTTAAGTTAGTAGCTGGTTTGCCAGCCCCAGCCCACTCTTGATTAAATATTTCTGGCTTAGCTGTACCATAAAGTCCAAGTCCAGCAGCAAGCCTATTTGCAAAACCTTCACAACCAAAAGCGTCTTTGTTTCTTTTTTCCCATGGATCCATTCTATTAGTCCTTAACCACTTCCCAGCTTCTTCAATTTGAGTTTCAGTAAATGCTGGAACCTCTATGTTTAATGGGGTTTCCAGTACAGTTCCATCGATATTAAAGACATAACCTTCTAGCCATTTGTCTAAATATTTCTTAGATGAATTAAGATTTTTGTCCGTACCTTTTTTCTTCACCCAAGTCTTGAGGTCTTCTCTTGTTTTCCCGGAGTTATTAGCAACATAATAGTTTACTGCTGTTTGGAATTTAAGTTTAGCCAGCCAACCTGAAGCTGGACCACCTGTATATTCTCCCCAGTTCCACCACATCCACTGGTCTTTTAAGTTCGATGTTATCTTTGATAATAAAAATATTTGAGTGAGAGCATTCCATAGCCTTGGGTCAGAGTGAACTTTGCCTTCGCTAATTCCAAATTCATTTGGCTTTTTAGGATTGACCTTATACCATTCCCTCATTTTGGCTATTGCCGTGGTTTGATCTTTTGTGCCATTTGCTTGATAATCTTTGTCAATTAATTTATACCCACGACCATTTTCTTTAACTACTGTTTTCTTTGTTGGGTCTAAGCTAGCTAGGACTAAGTCCGAAGTGAGTAGACTTGGTGTACCATAAAAGTTTACTTGCCAAAGACCAATAGAATAGTCGCCACTTCCAGGTGGAGTCCCACCACTTCCATTGACGGCACCATTAAACCCACCAGGACTAAATCTACTTTCGCGTTCTGCAACACACATCCATATAGCAGCAGCTTCTGGACTGTATCCACCATATTTAACTAACGCTGCATAAAGTGCATTTTTGTTTTTTAGTGCATGTGTTGATGTTGGTCCTTGAGCATAGCTATTGCCAAGTTCAGAAATATCATTGGCATCTCCTGTAGGTTTGTCTCCTGCCGTTGGATCACCTGGATTGGAAGATGTTGCTTCTCCATATGTCCAACTTTCATATGAGCCAGCTCTTGCTGGACCAAAAGACATATGTATATGGTCTCTGTGCCCTGGGTCTCCAGTAAAATTTATTCTAGTTAACGAAGGATTGTCTTTTAGTATCAATGCGGCATTGGTGCTTGTGAAGTCACCTTCAAAACCGTTCCCTATCCCGTATTCAGTTACAAGTTGATCGTGTATTACAATTAAGTCAGGATGCAGGTACTCTGGGATGCTATTGAGTTTAGCTAAAAGTAAATTTAAAGCTACTCTATAATTGTCTATATTTTTACCAGTTAGACTAACAGCTGTATCTCTAGTCCTGCCTACCATATTTATATCAAAAGCTCTACCAAAAGTATGATCAGATATAGCTCCCTGATCTGCCATCGCTGATTGAGCAGCTCCCGTAAAACCATTTGTTGCTCCTAAACTACCTCTGACATATAATCCAGATCCACTAGAGCCAAGGCATAGTAGTAGCTCTACCATTGAAGCACAAGTGTAGGCTAGCTTGCCGTCTATCCCAGTCCAATAATTTTGATCTGTATTTAATATTGGATTAATATTATTGTTCACACCTCTAGATGCGGTAAGATAAATTTTCCAAGTAGAAGCTATTTTTGCTGAATCAGTTGCCCTAAAAGTAAAAGCCAATTGGTTAACATCGCTAACAATACCAGTTGCTACAACTTCTTTTAATCTGTCTTCAAAAATCTTTTTCTCTTCGGCGCTTAATTCACTAGCTATTGTTACTGCTCTAGCTGCTCCAGATGCTGCCGTAGTTGGATCAAAGGTACCTTCTGTTATGGTATGAGGAGTTCCATCTGGATTAAAACCATCAGATAATCCAGTAAGAACATTTGGTAAGTTGAAGCCAAGTGATTGCTTTCCAAGAGAACCACTAGCTACTATCTGGCTAAAAGCAGCAGATCCGACTTAATTTAGCGTTTTGATTTTGTGAGTTAGGATCTTTGATGCTGATAAGCGATGAATCAGTCCCTGGATTTGATGCTAGTATTGCTGAAATACTAGACTCTGTATTTTTTTGACTTACTTGAAGAGCAAAGTTGGGGCTTCTATATAGGGCATCTCCCCCTAATATGCTTTGCAGATCCCTTTGAGTCAGAGTTCTACTTGCCGCATTAGGGTCTTGTGAATAAGAAGTCTTTAATGGTTCACCTGTTGGGTAGAAACTATCAGCTACTTTTTGAGTTATTGAAGATGAATCTGAGAGGTCATCTATATTAATTTTTAGTTCACTCATTTTTTACATTCCGTCTTCCTACTTGGTAATTTTCTGCTGCAGTGTTAATTGACTTTTGCTCTATTAGCAATCCGGTTGTGTAAACTTTTGCTAAGTTATTAACAACAAGCTCCCAATTCAAAGAAGCTGGTGTCCCATCTTCATAGTATTCATCCCAAGATATGTTTGGCCAATCTGAAACTTTTTGATAGATATCTCTAATTACTCTCATTGCAAAATATGTATTATATATTTTTATTCTTTGAGGCGTAGCATTTTTTAAGGTTGGGTTACCTGCTGCGTAGAGATCATAGTAGTCTATTAATGATGTTGTAGAAACGGCATCGAAAATTTCTTTAAATCTATCATAGAACACCCCACTGTCAAAACTATCTTTTAAGACACTTTTTATATTATTATCTGATCGACCATTATTCTTTACGAATAAATTACTTACTTGCAGTCCTAATGATTCTACTATATTTGAACTAGTTTTGTAGAATAAAGTTCCCAAAACTCTTGCATAAACATCTTTGCCATAAGAGATATAGCTATTTTTTTGTGCTCCAGCTTCAAAATCATCTTCTCCCACTATTGCTGTCATTTTTTTAGTATCTGGGTTAACTCTTAGTACGATGACTTTATCTTTAACTGCATTTTGAGTAAATAAAGTTGAAGCTCCACCTGGTGATGTATTCAGCGTAAATTCAGTAGCTTTGTATGACTGTACTTTAATTTTTCCAGTATAATTAGTTTGAGCTAGATCTGGACGATTATACGGTAATACTATAAATGGACTATCGTCAGCATCGTCTATTCCATTGCTATCTATAAATCCATCCAATATTAATGGTGAGCCATTAAAGTTTGGTATTGAGATATTTACTTTGTCATCTTTTTGAAAGTAATTAGAGGGAGGTGTAACTCGACCTTCAAATTCATTAAGTGTTAAATCTAATTTAATGGTCATAATATTACTTTGAATTTTAACAGATTTTATATTAAAAAATTCTTCTGGATACATAGAGGTATTTGATTTTACTTTACTTAATTCTGGTGTGTTTATTCCATCAAATCTCACCGTGAAAGGCCTTTGTGCTGTATCAAAAATATCAATAACATCGACCGTGTCGGCGTCGATTACTCTAGATACTTTGCATATGACTTTAAAGAATCTATTTAACCCTGCTTTTTCTGGTCCTATACCAGAGTACTTTAATACTTGAGCATTAACCATTGCGTTTTCTAGACTAATATATCTAGTTAGATCATTTATTTCTTTTTCTCTCCAACCAAGATTCTTAAGAAGATCATCAGTTCTAATGTACTGATATCCTTCTACTGTTCTTATTTTTTCACTAGCCCCCAAAATACCAGGCAAAAGTTTCTTGGTACTGTATCTACCTACTACCATTCCTTGACCACTTTGATTAAGGCCAGCATCCATTGCTTGTCCATTTTTGTTTAGATATTGAATGTAACAACCGTGCTGGTCAAGAACGTTATCTCTAATCCAGCTCCAACCCTTCCATGCAAGACCTCCACCAATGTTGCCTCCTATTAAGGTTGCGCCACCAGCGACTAATGCTCCAGCACCTGGTACTGCAAGCGTTGCTATTGCTCCAGCAGTGGCTCCAAGGCCAGTCATTATTGCAAACATTGCTCCTACACCACCTTTAGCAGATGGGCTATTGGTCTTGTTCTGAACCATCGTTTTTACATTGTCATTTATATCCTGGAAACCTTCTGCAGCAAAACTAGCCATTGCATCTTTTGCTATTGATGATGCTCCATGAGTGTATTGTATTCCGCCTACCATTTGAGTCTGCAATGATGCAGCTAAACCATCTACGCTTATTTGAGCTGATGCCGTAACCCCGGAGCCTAAGGAGTTCATATATAGTCTAGTGTCATTTCTTAATGCCTGCATATGAAACCATGTTCCTACCCACGAAGACATGAACCACCTAGACGGATCATTTACGGTAACTAATGCATTGGGTGTTATAGAGGTGATGAATCCAAGTTCAGAAGTAAAGTGGTGTACTACTTGTTCTACCTCAAACATACCATACATTCTTTCGTATACGTCTGCAAGGTAAACAAGATCGTGAGGTCTTATGTCGGCATTGCCTACGACAACAATCTCTCCACCATAAATATCTTTAAGAGATTCTTTAAGGTGAGCTAATGCTACTCTCCTTGCTGATAGTTCGTCAGGAGTTCCTTGAGCAAATTTAGAAATTCCTCTAGCAAATTCGAAGGGATGAAGTATAGGTTGAAGAGCGCCGAAGAGACCTGACCCACTTACATTGTCATAGTACAATCCAGTTTCTACTGTTTTTTCCACTTGTCTTTCAGATGGAGTAGATTTATCCATTGCTACAGTAACTGGGTATTTGCCATCGGATACCGCGGTAACACTAGTTGCAACTCCTGCTATATTCTCTTGAATGCCGTTAGAAATAATATGGGAAAAAGAACTTAAGTAATGCATTCTCTGGAATGGTTCTCTAACCTCTACGACTGGTTCACCATATTCTCTAGTAAAAGGATTATCTACTGCTCGCAATAGTGATCCTGGTCTACCTAGGGAGTAGTAAATAGAGTCATTTAAAGCTTTATTTAATATGTTAGCTTGTTTTGACATTTGGCCAACTTGACCAAGTCCATACCCTAGTTGCATCATGGACATTCTAAACAGGTTTACAAGTCCAGATAAACTATCCCCAATAGCAGTGAATAATGGTCCAATATTAGCATCCCAGAAACCATCTATTTCTTGAGTAGCCTTACCGACTATATTAGTTGCACTAGAACCTTCTCCCCTATTCTCTGCAAGAAGTTTTCTAAATTTGCCAGGGTCTTTACCGTAGGTTGCATTAGGATCTATGTAAGCTTGAAATATCTTAAGGACTGGGCCAAAATCCCATTGGTCTTGACCTACCATCTTTCGATTTGGTTTTAGTACAAGCCAGGCTCTAGCATATGCATCAGACCACATTACGTTCCTAAAAGCCCCTACCATAAATAAGAAGAGTTGCTTTGGAGATTCTATGTTACCCAAGTAATCATCTGGATTATTTCCAGATAATTTTAAGCCATCTGAAATAATACTTATGATATTTTTTACCTTAGAAGAAATTAAGTCATTGAAGTATTCAATTAAACCGTCATCCTCTATAGATCCATCAATAAATTTTTCTCTAGAAAGTCTGACACCTTCTCTAACTCTATCTCCATTTATATTATTTATTCCATATAAAGTATTGACTTTAGAATCTGGTGCCGATGATGCGGTAGATTGAAAGAAATCATTGCCAAATACTGCAGTAAATTCATCGTCTGCAGTACCACCTGTGTCTCCATACTTTTTAAAGATAGAAGTATTGGAATTTGTTGCCGCAGCTTTAGCTGCAGCTTGAGCTGCTTCGTATTCATCAGCAGTTGCAGAGAAAAGACCCGCACCAGAGGCTGCATTTACTGTGTTGGTTCCTAAAGCTACTCCAAGAGAACCAAGTGAAAATAAACTTTCTTCGCTATCTGGATCTAACCCGTAAGCATTCTGAAAAGCTTCTTTAACATTAGTGTATGTATGATACCCAAATCTAAATTGATCCCAAACGTCTGCTGCTTCTTGTAGGGTTCTTCCGTCTCCAGCTAGGACATGAACTTCTTGACTATAGTCTTCGTCGTATAATTTTCTAGCATCTATTGAAATTTGATCTACTTCTGAGTAAACGCCAGCAAATCTTTTTCTACCAACAGCTTCTTTTCCATCTCCGGATTCAAAAGTTTCTTTATCTAAGACTGCTTTTAATGCATCTCTACTTAAGTCAGCAAAATCTCCTGCCTTAACCATGTCAAAATACGACTTAGCTACTTGTCCTTCTGGACCGGTTCCTTCCATAATATTTCCAGCAAGCTTCATCATTCCTGTAACTTCTAGAGGAACTGAATAATTACTTGTAGTTTCATCAAAAGTTAATTCAAAAAAACTTTCTCCAGTTTCAAATTTTTTATTAAATCTACTTTGTTTTCCATCAAATTTTCCAAAACCAATTATTGCTCTTAGGTTAGTTAACCTACCTATCTCAACCCCACCTTGATTACTGTAATCTAGATTGCTAGTTGGGCTATTGAAATCTTGAGCTGGCAAAAATATATCTGGCACTACTCCTAATGGAGTAGAGTCTGGGACAAAAGCATAGTAGCATTTACGTGGTACTGGGAAAGGTGCAATTCCAGCATCAGCTGCTTCTTGAATTGCATTTTCTGCATCGTGCCAAGATCCTTCACTCTTAGAATGTTCCCCATCATCCCACCAATCTTTTTCAAAAGCTGTTAAATTTAACATACCCAAAAAGTAGGCTGCGTCGGGTGAGACTAATGCGGTTAAGAATGATTTATTTTCAAGTGCTAATTCATTTCTTTGTGCACTGTGTTCTGTTGCGCCATCGTGATTAACATCTGTATATACTATGCCTCCAGGATTTCCAAACTCGTCAAGACCAGAAGTTTTTAATGTTCCTACAGCGTTATCTCCCCAAAGATAGTAGGCTGGTTGACAAACTACGGCTTGACCAGTGGTTGGGCTATATACTAACACTCTTCTGGTTTTGTAATCCTGTACGGTGCCAACTGGATTTTCAATACCACGTAATCCCTGGAATGAACTTACGGTATTTTGATCTAAGCCTTCACCGGACTTATAGGGCCAACGCATTGCTATATAAAATTGTTCTTCTACTGCAGATTTAGGAGATCCCCATTCCATCATTGAAGCTGCATTAGTTTGGGGAACTGAGCCATTTCTAAGTATTTCATACTCTCGATTAGCTCCACTTATTATTTCTCTATTATTTTTTTCTAAATCAGGGTAAGGCATCCTGACAACCGGATAGGTTCCTGTTGTTTTATTTTTTTCAGAATATATGTAAGCAGATGCGTCTTCTAGCTCGTTATTGAAAGAAAGAGTATTTGCTAAATTAAATTTAATTCCAATAGACAATTCATTAGCATTTCTTGTTATAGAAGGATCAGTTGTACTCTTTCCTCTAAATACAGAAGCTTCAAACTTAAGTAGTTTAACCCATTCAGTTTCTTCTTTTTGTCCACCCACTTCTCCATACGACCAGTCGTCAACTACAAGACCTCTGTAATCAGCTCTATTGCGATCCCATTTACCAAGCCTATCACTCAAAGCATAGTACGCGTAGTCTTCTAATACTATCCCATCTTCTCTATCGGTAAAGAATGGGAACCTATATCTATACGGAAGTTGATCTATTTGTTTATGTAGACTTAATTGATCTTCGTCTAATTCTGATTTTACGTCAGTTCCATTAACCGATATAGGAAGATGGTATCCAACGGTAGCAAAACCTTCAACTTCTGGCAATCTAGAAACTACTTCATTGTTTTTCTTGTACGTCATTGAAGATTCAATTCCAAAAGCTACAAGTTGTCCAGCTAATACTTTTCCTGGAGCATACAACTCTACATCGCCAGAAGTTCCTCCTTGAGCCCCCATTATTTGTTCAAATGGAATTACGGATTGATTTGCTAGCCTGAATGCGTTTGCGTCAGCAAAAGGGCTAGACTCTCTATTTAGAGAATCTATAACTGCTTGAGTTCCCATGTCTATATCAATCATTCTTGGTGAATTGATTCCATTTTCTCTAGCTCTTGCATCTGTGTCAAAACCAGCAGTCAATGGAACTACGCCTGAAGTATATAGCCAATGCGGTTTGCCGTAGAAAACTGTAGACCTATCTTCAAAAGGTCTAATAGCTACAATGTAGTTTGGCAGTAATCTTGCACACATTTGGAACAAGTCCCAAACGCTTCTCATATAAGTCTGTGCCCTAAAAGATACTTCATCTAATCCAGGAAGATCATCATCCATTCCAGAAGTAATACCCATTGCATTAAATATATTAGATCCACCTCTACCGCTTAAGACTCCAGTTAATCCAATAGCTCCTCCAATAATCGGAGCTCCTAGTCCACCTGTTATTGCTATACCACCAGCTATTAATCCTCCACTAAGAGCATTAGCTACCATAGAAGCTGATCCATTGCTATTTTTTAAGCCTCTGTCAATGTTATACGCATCCATTACGGAGCTAGCGTTTTTTTGCCCCTCCCCATAAAGAGTGGTTAAATTATTCCAAGCCACATCTGTGGCTCTACCTATGTAGTTAATTCTTTCATTAGGTTTATCTTCTGGAGTTAAACTAGCTACTGTAGACCAGCCATCGCCTAAGTCCCCACCTAAAAACTGAGCAATCCCGGTACCATTGCCTGGGTATATGTTTCTTTTAAATATTTCAAAATCTCTTTGAGAAGAAAAGTTGGCCCATAAAGTTTTCATTAAAGAAATGCCGGGAACTCTAATTTCTGGACCAGCACCGACTAACGGTAGGTTATTGAAAGAACCTTCTCCATTGTTAGTCCCAGTATTCAATACACCTAGGACTGAGCCCATCCCAAATGCATTGCCGTTTGCCGAACCCAATGACTCAAAAGCGTCTTTAACTGAAGCGGTTACTGCGTCATTCTTTGCTTGTTCTAGATCATTTAGTGGTTGATATAATATTGATCCAAAATGTCTAATTCCAAATTTATTCTCAGAAAAAATAGTCCCCCTAGTTGCATGAGCTATAGCTTCTCTAGTTCGAGAAGAACCCATTGACAATAGTCTAACCATTAAGTCCCTTGGCTCTGACAACCAAAAGCCTGTATTCATTCCACCGTCTATTTTTCCGCTGTCACCTTTTTTATTAGTACTGTTAACAATCGGACTTAACTCTATTGCATCTGATTGTGCTGTAATAGTAACGATTTCACCGTTTTCAACTTGAGTAATAACTCCGTTAAATACTGTTTGCAGTGAGTTAGGGTTAGACCCATACCCAGCTCTTAGGTGCACCCTAACTCCAGGTTTAAGTCTGATGTTATTTATATCAACTACTAATTGACTGTCCATGTGGTTTTGCATGTTCATGGATCTGTTTAAGACAGTGCCAATAACAGATTCCATTCCGTCTTGAGTGCTAATCTGATCATTATAGGATTCATCTGTTTTGTCAAACAATGAAGTAGCAGCTGGGGTAGTTAGTTTGGAATAAAGGTTAGAGACTCTTAGCATTAATGTATCGCCAAGAATATCTTCTGATTGAACTATAGAAAAATCTATAATGGATTGAAGCCCATAGAAATTGTCGAACAGCTTTACACCCGCAAAGTATCCGCCTTCGTCAATTAACCAAAGCATGTAGGTAGGAAAGGCTCTAAGCATTCTTCCAGAGATATCTCTATACTGAGTATCTATTAGCATCTTTTCCCAGTGCTTGGTAGTGCTAGGTACTTTAGACTTTGTTGCCATTACTTCTGGTTTGTCGGCACTCCCGCTAGAGTATGGATCCCCGTAATCAGCTAAGGTTGATCCAGCAACTCCTGAGTGAGTTTTTTGACCTGGCGAATATGACTTAGATGGAGAGTCTACGTCTTGATGGGATATTGGTATTGGCTTGTAGCCAATACTTCCAGTAGTGTCAGATTTAACAACCTCTAGTCCTTCTACAGTTAAGTAAAATTTATTGTTCTTCTTACTCATGTAACCTAGATGATATCCCATAGCGGTAGTAAAGATTGCAGGAACTTTATCTTCTGATGTTTTATCTTGCGCTGGTATTAATGTAATTATGTGATGTATGCTCAAGCTGTCTGGGTCAAATGATATATACCCCTCTTCATCTCCAGTGCCCTTTGCTCCTGATAGATAAGATTGTAATTCATTTATCTTTGCTTGATCGCCAGAAACAATATCTCCAGCCTTTAATTCTATCCCAGTAGCGTTAGAACCTATTTCATATTCACTTCCAAAAATAGCTATGTCACCATCAAGCTCTGGATACTGTTTTATGTAATCAATAAGTAGCTGTTCTTTTTTCCCGTTAAAGAACTCTTTAATAGCGCCCTCTACATACGAAACTGATTCTCTTGCCCCAAGTCCTTTTTCGTTAAAGTAATTTTTTAGTTCTGATATTTTATCATTTTGAACAAAATCTTTAATGGCATTCATAATTGCTACATCAGCTTTAGCTT